CTTAGCCTTAGAGATTTCGAGCTTCAGTCGGTCGATAAGAGCGGAATTCCCCTTGAATTGCTTATCGATGCTCTCACGAGTGGTGAGGTTGTCAAAGAATTCGTCGGTGTAGGAATTCACCGAGTAGTTTTCCTGGTCATTCTCCTTACCCTGGAGTTCGAACAACTGAGAGAACAGAGAATCGATGAATGCAGCCTGCCTCAGGAGTGCGGCACGCTGGTTAGCGTTCGCCCCCTTCTGACGCGCAACGCTCTTAGAGTTGCGGTTCACCATTCCGTCCCCACCACGTCCCGCGCGCTTAGCCTCAGGAGCGTCCACGGGGTCAACGTAGTCACGTCCCGTGTGGAGGCTGAGAGCCGCGCGCATCATGGCCACGTGCCGGAGCATGTGAGGGGTTGCGTAGTCCTCAGGGTTGCTCTCGTACTGTGCGAGCACTTCCCGACACATTCCCAGGGTGAAACTGTCGTTCGCACCCTTGATGAATGCCCTTTCCACCTCTGTCCAGTCGTTCACCACGGGCAATCCATCCTGAGTACGCGTGTCGATATCTGCCTGTACGCCAGTGATACGGGCGCATGTCTTGCAGAGCCTCAGACCCTCACCCCCAGGGATGAGAACCATTACGCGACCACACACAGAGGGAGCGTCCGCCGTACGCATGAGGTGAGCGACGCTGCCACCCTTACGCGTTGCCCGGATCATCGCTGCCATTTGGATCACTCCCTGTGTGGGTCGGTGTGTCGTGCGGTTCGTTTCTCCCATAGGGGCGAGAGCGTGTCAAGCCCCTGTGTCTCTAGTCGTTACCAACCTGAGACTTAGGGAGGTTGTATTGGGTGATCATGTCCGTTTCGCTCCACCCATCACACCACTGACAGACCCTGTGACCACACAGACACTCCCAAGAGAGCCAAGAGGACATGAGCCGCGCGCCGTTTATGATCATCCACCACATGACACAAACTCCGATACATAGATTGGCTGTGTGGCTCTGTGAGCCCTTAGGGAGGGGGAGGGTAGGCAATGACCCTCCCCCGTACCCCAGAGAGCCCCTAGAGCGCGTACACCTTGCTTGCGCCTACCGGGAACGGCTCTCCCTGAGTGCCCAGCACGTACACCACGGGCAGACCAGGGATGAGGCAGTGAACCTCATACACACCCTGCATTCCCACAATCTTGACCACGTCCCCCACCGTGAGCACGTGGGTAAAGCGCTCCCACGTATTCCCGTCGGTGTCCAGGGTGTGAGTAGTGGTGCCCGTGGTCACGGGAGCCTCAGGAGTGGCGTTACGGCTTTCCTCCACCGTGTGGAATCCGGCACCCGTGGTGAGACGCGAGACAATTGCGTAATCGTCCACGCTGTCAGTCTCCACAAAGCCAGCGTCCGAATCGTCGCTCTCAAGAGAGCACACGGGACCATTGCCACCGTGCGACTGTGCGCACTCACCCTTGTGCAGGATCACGCCACCGACCATGACGCACGGGAACTTGCGCCCGCTCTCGTCATATTCGATGGTGACCGATTCACAAGCGGCACACACGGAATTGCCCGTGTGGTTTTCCTGGCACTCAGAGGTGAACTTAGCCCAGCACGTGACGCACTCCCGCTCATCACACGTGTTCACGTTGTGCGCCCGGATTTCCTCCTGTGCGCGCTTGACGCTCTCCTGTGAGGGACGCTTGAAACCGGCGCGGTAGAAATGACCCTCACGGATGATCGGGCTACCGTCCGACGTTTCACCGTTCGGAATGTCGAGACACGGCATGATCTTGACTCCCCCGTGTGCGTCACCCGTGGCGTTGTAGAAAATCTCTGCCCACCATTCGGGGGTGTTGCTCTCAGCGTTGTCACTGGCAATGTCGCCAAACTCGAATTCGAGAATTTCGGCCACGGTGTCAAAGCCATTCTCGAATGCGTCAGAGGGACGCTGCCCGTACTTACGCATTTCCTTTTGGATGTCACGGCAACCGGGGGCGTGATAGTGCGTGACACCCGCCATTCCGGGGGTGTTCTGGATTACCGCAACCGTCATGACGGATGTGATGCCGTCCCCCGTACGATCCATGGGCACGAATTCCTCAGCCATGCTGTCACTCTCCTGTACGTCGTTGACGCTCTCAGAGCCATTCTGAGAGCCGTTCGGCACGTCGTAGGTCTCACCCTCCACACGGTCCCTGTGAGTGGCGCACAGACCCTCTGTGCGTCCCACGTAGTCCACAAAGACAGCGACCACGTCACGGCCACAGCCAAAAAAGCACTCAGCCGCGCCCGGAGCATCGAATTCGGGAGCGCTGGGCATGTCCGTCACGGTGACATCCTCCGCGTAGGTCTCGACATAGGGAGCAACCAAGAGCTTGTTTCCCTCCCACACGTACCCGCGAATGTCCACGGTGTTACCTGCGAGAGTGGCCAACACCTCAATGCCCGTGCGGGTGAGGTAGTAGTGCCCGTACATGAGTCCACGGTCATGCAGAGCCTTACGGGTACGCGGGTGCATGTCATGGATCACGTATCCCGCCTCACCGTTGCCCGTAGCGTGCTCACGGAATGCCGCGCGGCTGAGAGCGTCCACCATGCCCGTAGAGAGCTTGTGAGCCTTGATTGCGTCGGTGTGGTTCATGATCGCTCCGTGTGTGTCGTTGGGGTGGAACGTGGCGACTCTCTCAAGAGGGGGAGAGCTTGTCAAGTCCCCTCACCCAACCTTGTTACCAAGCTGTGACCTAGCCTAGTTGATCTTGCCATGCCTCACAGGGACGGACCAGGGAGAGCCCTTACGCGCGTAAGGCGTATAAGGCTCGTTATAGAGAGCCTGTATCTACTCCCTAACAGACCCTCTATCAGGACCATTACAGACCCTACTTAGGCCCAAATACGCGCGATACCATACGCACGCTCACCCTGTCAAGCGTCGCCCCCAGGGAATTTCGGGGGAGGGCTATTCACTCCCTGGTCTACCCATAGAGAGACTGCCACTCACTCTCACACTTCCTGGATACCCCATAGGCATAGCTGTACGGCTCTCTAAGCGTCTCTCATGCTCTCTTGGCTCCCTGGTCTACTCCGTACCCCTGATAACCCCTCACAGGGGCTCTAGAGCCCTACACCACTAACTCATTTCAATGCCCACACACCCCATTACTAGGGTGGCATGCCAGATATCCCCCTTTGCAGCAAAGCCAGTAGCCTTTTCAATGGCAATTCAGGAGTCTGCGACTGCAAAGCAATGCCTCCTTTGCACCCCATTACCCCTGCAAATGTCACTGTGAGTAGCAATGATACCCAAATTCCCCTATGCAAAGCATAACGCAGAGTAATATTCACGCTAATTCACCTATGCAACGCCTCATAGGGCTCTGACCAGGGGGTATGCGCGCCCTATTGCATGTGCAAATGGCCTCACTTTGCTGCTCATTGCCTGCATTGCAGTGGCAAAGGCATATTCGACCCCCCTACCTTTAAAAGTTCGCGTGTGCAAAGGGGTGGCCTAGTAATTCGAATGGCTGGATGTTTTACAGGGGTAGACAGTAGCCCTTGTTGGTGCTACGCTGGACCTATGGCCAGACAGAAGGTATACACGGATCACGTATTCGACACTGAAGATGCAGCGTGGCGATACGTCACGGAACACTATTCGGTGGAGAAGAACTACATCATGAAGAACGCCAAGAAGGCGGGGAAGAAGGTCTCTGTAGGTGTAGAAAAGCGGGGACGCGCGAACAGCGGTTCAAGCGGTAAGTTCATCATCGTTATCTATGTAGGCTAGAAGAGAAGTCTGGTCAAGGGGCTGTTTTCGGCCCCTTGGCCGGATTTTCACAATAATCCTTTGAAAGAGAGGAGAATGGAATGAGTCGGAAGACTTCGGGCTCTTACTACTCTAAACCTCTGGCAGTGATCCACAACGACTTCAAGGGCATCTGTGCTCTGTGTGGGGACTACGTGCCGATAGAGGAGGCTTCCAGGGACCACATCGTTCCCCGGAGCCGTGGAGGAAGTAACGCGCGGGAGAATATCCAACTGACGCACAAGTCCTGTAACAACCTCAAGGGTGACGAGGACTACCCTTCGGACTGGAAGAGGCAGCTTGTGGAGCACACGGTGATCCCTCAGGGATATCGGTGTTCCCACTGCACCCTGGAAATCTCCAAATGGCACAAGAAGCATGGCTTTGTGTCGAAGATTTTCAAGAACGGCCGTATCGTGGCTCTCCATACCTGGTGTAATGAGGACCGCATAAAGTACGGGAAGCGTTAGAAGGGGTCTGAACCCCGAAAAATACCCGGTTCGGGGCCTTTTTGGGCTCCGGATCGGGCTCTTCCCGTATCTGAAGGAATAAGAAGTGGAAATTTGACGAGAAAGGCCACCCTAGTGCCTGTAAATACCGCTGCGGGAGCAGCTACGATGTCGATTTATCGTGAGAGAGCGCATCTCGTGGCCTTTCTCACCACTCTGTACCCGTCCGTGGGGGCTTACAATGATCCCGATGAGCCAGAGTACCTGGTTGTGTACGTGGAAACGCCCGTAGGACAGATGTCCTGGCATATTCACCCGGACGATGTGGACCTTTTCGACGGTTTGCAGATCGTTGAGAACCATGTATGGGACGGACACACCACCGAAGAGAAGTACCGTAAGCTCCGTAATTTCACGGCGCTGCGCAGAATGCCTGTTCTGGCTCCTCAGAGTCCTACCCCTGGACGCAGTAGATTGGACGGTTTGCTGGCAGACTACGATTCCAAGCACGTAGCAGCGTCTCTGAGACGCTAGGAGAGCAGCGAAGCCCCTCTGTAGCCCTAGATTCGTTCTAGAGCCTGAGAGGGGCTTCTGTGCGTTCCTGTTACATGTCAGGACGACCGCGCTTGATGACCATGTGGCCATCGCAGTTCTTGTCCGGACAGCGAGCGGGGTTGGACGAGGTGGCCTTGCACTTGGTGCACTTGTATACCGGGGTCATGTCAGCCTTTCTTGTGGGTTCCGTGGGCTCGTACGACACTGAACTTGCTAGCGCCTTGTTGCTTGATCAGCCTACCGCCACAACCCCTTCTGGGGCAAGTCTTAGCGAGCTTGTTGCTCGTGACGGCTAAGCACTTGTTACACTGCACTTACTTCTCCCTTGAGTTGAGATTGTCACAGGTCCAGGATACGTCGAACCAGGTGGAAACCCTGTTACGGGGATCTGCCCAGGGTTTCTTGGTTCTGGTATCGAAGATTGTCCAGACCTCTCCTGTTTTAGCCCTTGTCGTGGCATTCTTCACCAGGACGGGCTTGAATCGTTTCTGTGCCATGAACCAACCGTAGCAGTTGATCTACACAGAGTCAACCTTGCCAGGGACTTGACAGGTACCACGAACCTGTGTACACTGTTTTTTCATAAGGGTTCTTCACAAGAAGAAGTAGGAGGTGTATATGAGTTTCAGTCAAAGGGATTACAAAGGTGATGAACTACTGATCCTTGAATCTGTAAGAGGATACAAACAATGGTCTTGGAATAGTGATAGAAAACTGATTTCTATGTTTCCTGCTGATTGGAGTAATGGATCTCTTATTTCTGTTTGTTCAAGATCAGACTTGAATAAGGACAAGTCTTCTGCCACACATGTATCACCAGACATTTCATGTACCTGTGGGGTGTATGCTCATTACCTTCCATTGGAATCGTACGAGAAGCAGAGGAACAGCATCTTCGGAGTTGTGGAATGCTCTGGCAGACTTCTTATGGGTACCAAGGGATTCAGAGCAGAAAAGGCCAAGGTTGTAGCTCTGGCAGGGTTTGGTCCTTGCAACCAATGGTTCGAGAACACTGAGAAGACCCGTGGTGTATATCCAGAGGACGTAGTTGACTTCTGTACATCAATCGGGGTACCATACTTCCCTACGGTAAAGCAGATGGTCTATGAGTTTCCTCAGGTGGATCTCTCATCACTGGGTGTTCCTGACCTGACTCCCTGGAGAACCAGGAGGGACTACGACAAGAAGCAGTACGAGGTAAAGGTACAGAAGCAGAAGGAGTTCCTGGCTTCCCAGAAACTTCAGGAAGAGGAGCTGTTCCGCAGATATGGTGTAAAGCCAAACGAAGGTGCGGAAAGGTTTCTGGAAACATTCAGACATCTAGGAGGGTTCAAATGAACATCGGCAATATCGTGAGCACCGTACAGGCAGAGCCTTTGACGACTCTTGGGGAAGAGTTCATTACACAGGAGAAGGCGCACGAGATCATGGCTGACGCCAAGGATGCTCTTGCTGGCTATGAGGTGCTGGTCAATGAGGAGATCACGCCAGAGATCAAGGAAGACATCTTCGCCTGATCCTGGGGGGTAACGAGAGGAAATCGAATGACGGTAGACGCAAGTCGTGGGAGTATGGTCTCCCGCTCTGTGAGACTTCATGAGGACACCTTGAACAAGCTGGAAGCACGAGCTGCGGACAGGGACAAGGGTGTAACCGTCCTTATGCGAGAAGTACTGGAAGCCTGGCTGGAGGGTCCAGAGGCGTTCCAGGGATTTGGTGAAGATGGTCCGAGGGACGTTCCCCTTCCCGAGTAGACTTTACGGACCGTGCTACGGTCTGGTAGACTTAGAGCCACTGACTACCTGTCAGTGGCCTTTGTCGTTTAAGGAGGAACATGACATACGGATCTGCGGAAGTCCGCTTGGATGAAGTGGAGTTGGGATACCTCATTGATCTCGTAGAGCGTGACCAGCTATTCGGTGGTGACCTTATCGGGATTGACGTTCTGGGTAACTTGGCAGAGGCTATGGACCAAGCCAAGGAGCAAAGAGATGGAACTTCGCGAGAGAGTTGAACTGGCACGCGGAAAGATGGACGAGCTGAAGGCTCAATGGGAAGCAGAAGGTGTATCACCTAGATTGGCGGACGAATACGATTGGCTGAAGACAGAGATCCAACTGATTCAGGCGGAAGCGTTTACCCGCCTGGCGTACAAGAGCTGGTAGGCAACCAGAATACGATCCTCAGGGCATTCGTACTTCTGGTGGAGACAATCGGGGGAACGATTGAATTCCCATTCGACAAGGTCACTGACCCTGACGAATTGACCGATAGAATGATCTATGCCGAATATGACGATGCTGCTCGTCTGATTAGGTATACTGTGAAGCATCACGGGACTATTACCGGAGAACTGGTAGCGCCCGAGAAGCACACAAACGAGTCCGAATAGCGCTCCTGCCCCTTTGGTAGGGGCGCTTTTCGGCGTAGGCAGCTAAGTAAGGGCACGATATGGCATTCAATCCTATTCCTGCTGGCACTCCTCAATGGGACGTTCCGCTGAATTCAGCACTCGTCACCCAGGATGCCCAGCTATCTTCTACCTCTGCCACGGTCACTGCACTACAGACACAGATCAACTCCCTACAGAACCAGGTAACTGCTCTGACGGCTATTGCGACCGGTGGTAGCTACTTCCGTCTCATTGCGGCTGCTGATGCGTCTCAGGACGTCAAGGACAAGGCTGACTACGTCTGTGATGGTGTACAGGACCAAGTAGAGATCCAGACGGCTATCAATGCCGCACAGCTTGAGGGTGGAGGCGTTATCCAGCTCTCAGAGGGCTCCTTCAGCCTCACAACGCCTATCATCATCAACGGAACCACCAACGAGGACAACCCTCTCACAGTCACTCTGAAGGGCTGTGGAGAGTTCGCTACATACCTCCGTCCGATCACCAACGTCAACGCTATTGCCATCTCCAACTGGGCTCAGCTCCATTTGGCGGACTTCGGCATCGTCATTCAGGGTTCTGGGAACGGAATCGTCTCTCAGGCTGTTACAACGACGGATACGCGTTCCTTCTGGTCTTCCAGTTTCCGCAATCTTCGTATCAACGGAGAATACGATGCTGCGAATACTGGTTGGGCTATGGATCTGGCTATGCCTTGGAGATCCGTTTTCGAGAACATTGAGGTTGAAGGAACCAGAAATGGTATCCGTTTGAAGAATGAGGGCACAATCCAGAATGCTGGAGACTGCACATTCACCAGATTGTTCGTTGAAATTGTCGGAGATGGCGGAACTGCGCTCCACATCAGCTCTCCATCGAACAATATGAACCAAAACAACTTCAATATGTTCGAAGCAGGCGCAAATGGGCCTAACTGCACGGGAATTCTGATCGATGGAGCGTCCGGAGGAGCCTCACAGCGCTTCTGGGGAACCAATTTGGAGCAGTTCAAGTTCCTGATCAACGTTGCGAACGGTGAATCCAACGTTTTCGAGCTGAATTATGTGACTTGCGATGATGACAACGTAACTGGTAACATCGCTTTCCAGTGCGGAAGCAACGCGTATAACAACATTTTCAGTGCGAAGTGGGTAAATGTCCCATCTGGACAGACTTTGCAGCTCTTCACGGACTCAAACACCACTTCCAACGCTCCGAACATCTTCGAGCGTGTGCGTATCGAGAACAATGGTGGTACTGTTAACTACACCAAGAGCACTTCTACTGTCACGAGGGAGATCACAGCCTTCAACGATGGTGGAACTATCGCGGCAGGTCTGCTACAGTACCCACTGAGCGATGTGAACGACGCTACTTTCACACCAGCAGACCACGGACTCATTGCGTGGACGCACGATCCTGCTACACTACGATCAGCTTCCAACGCTACGGTGTCCGGAACGGTCTATCTGGCCAAGGTGAAGATCGTAAATCGCTCTACTGTGGTCTCTAACATCATTGTGGGTATTGAGGCTGCTGGAGCGACCTTGACAGCCGGACAAAGTCTGGTAGGCTTGTACAACAGCAGCGGAACGAGACTGGCTGTAAGTGCTGATCAGAGCGCTAACTGGACCTCTACGGGTCTGAAGACTATCGCCTTGACAACACCCCAGACTCTTGCTGTAGGATCTTACTACGTAGCGATCCTGTCGGTAGGAACAACTCCTCCGCAGTTCGCTATGGGTGCTGGTGGTTCTACCAGCGTCAATGCAGGACTGACAACCGGAACGGCTAGATTCCTTGCGGGACCTACCGCCCAGACCTCACTTCCTGCTAGCATTACTCTTGGAAGCCAGACCGTGCAAACGGGAGCTAGATGGGCAGCGCTCAGCTAGGGCTTGACAAGAAAAACGGTTCCTGTATAATGGGAACCACGCGCTACCAAGTAGCGCTTTCGGGATATAGTTCAGTTTGGTAGAGCGCCTGTTTTGGGAACAGGATGTCGGGGGTTCGAATCCCTCTATCCCGACTCTGAGTAAGCACACATATGAACACACCCTCAACATTAGACAAGAATGGTGCTCATCATATAGACTTGCTCATTGTTGGCCGTATAGCTCAGTTGGAAGAGCGACCGGTTGAAACCCGGTAGGTTCCTCGGTTCGAGTCCGAGTGCGGCCACTTCAATTTCATATCGCGGCGTAGCTCAGTTGGCAGAGCGCTCGGCTCATAACCGGGATGTCGGTGGTTCGATCCCACCCGCCGCGACTCGCGGAGTGGAGAAGCTTGGTATCTCGTCGGGCTCATAACCCGAAGGTCGTCTCAAACGGTTCGAATCCTACCTCCGCTACTTCGGTCCTTCCCCTTGACCTGTAAGGGGACGTCAGGTATTCTAGAAAGCCTTGAACCTGGAAGTACGCTAATCTTCCAGTAGCCATGTGCCAGTAAGCAAACTGATCGTCGTGAGACGATAAGCGAGGCGTCCCTCTTCACATGGTCAACTTGCGGATGTAGTGTTTAACGGCAGCACGTCAGTCTTCCAAACTGAAAGAGCGGGTTCGAATCCCGTCATCCGCTCCATTCCCTCATGGTGTAATTGGCAGCACAACTGACTCTGGATCAGTTAGTTGAGGTTCGAATCCTTGTGAGGGAGCGGGAGCACCAAAGCCTGTGCACATGGCACGGATAACCGTAAATGGTAGTGTGGGGTAACCTAGGAACGCTGCGCATGAGAGTATACGGAATCCCTGACTAACAGGGCAATGCTCCACCAGTTTGACGAGTGAGAGGGACTGGAGACGTCCGGATGTGAATGGTTTTACCGGGTAGCGGGCTGTCAGTCTGATGTGAAGTAGTTCAATCCATTCCTTGGGCTACGCTCGTCATTTTCTTACCATGTGGATAACGAAAGCAGTCCGCCGTTCTGTGATCTGGCGTCGGGTAGCTGGGCATGATACAAGAAACCCTTAGCGGGGTTATGCACTCAAGAGTAAAGATCATTGAGAGTGCGCATGGTAACTTTGGGGATTCGTCTAATCTGGCAGGACGACGGATTTTGGTTCCGTCTGTGTAGGTTCAAATCCTGCATCCCCAGCTTTGGAGGCAAGAATGGGTTATTACTCAAGTTTTGAAGTTCTTGACACCGATATCGAGAACATTGCTGAGGAGCTGTCTGATATCTCGGGATATCACTTCACACAGTACTTCCAGGACGGTTCTGTCCAGATGAGTGACTGCGGCAAGTGGTATGACTGGGAAGATGACCTGAAAACACTTGCACGGATGTACCCGACGAGGTATGCTGTGCTTGAGCGCAGAGGTGAGGAATCACCGGACATCGAGCGTGCTATCGTCTACAAGGGCGAAGTGCACATGCAGAGTCCAGAGATCAGATTCCCATACTTTGACTCACTGCCTGACCTTGACACGGTCGTAAAGGCACGATAGACCTGCGGGGAGGTTTTTCCTCCTACTTTCCCTCCCCGCTATGCCTTGTGGGGCTGCTGGTTGTGGCCACAAGCTTGTCACGCTTGGATCAGGCGGGTTCGATCCCCGTACGAGGCGCGTGCACGTCATAGGACGCGTTAATAACTTAGCGCGGGAGTGCTTCAAGTCGCCACCTATGCGACGGCTTGGCATGTAAAGAAGCAGCGGAGACTGGGAAGGGCTGCCATGCGGGAGAACCGCTACAGTGTGGCGACTGTAGTAGGCACGAGGGATGAGACCGCACGCCAACAAGCTTTCGTAGCTCAGAAGGACAGAGCGCCCGTAAAGCGGAACGGGGTCATGACAGGATGGTTGCAGAGGCACCGAATGGCTTGAGCAGGGTCTGTAGGGAAGCGCGTTATCCAAGCCTGTCTACGTAGGCGCTGGTTCGAGTCCAGCCGGAAGCACAAGAAGGAGAATTGTGGCAGGGAAGTACAGCGGTTGGACAAGAGCACAACTTACAGCCGAAGTTTCTCGTCTCCGTGCGGAGATGAAAAGTGACAGTCCCAAGTACTCGTCTTCTTACTACCGTACAGAGCTTCGTGTTCTGGCGCGTATTCTGGAGTCGAGAAACGGACGTTAGAAATGCCCCCATAGTGTAACGGAAGCACGATAGATTCTCAATCTGTTAGTCGGAGTTCAAGTCTCCGTGGGGGTACAGTATGCGCGCTCGTAGGTTCCAAAGAGTGCTGGGTGACCAATAGACCGGTTGCTACAGGCTCGTTAGCAGAAATTGGAATATGCTGCCTACGGTTTTACTAGCGGGGAGGGGTTGCCCGCGCGCACAATGCCCTCTAGCCTCACAGGTAGCTCCTGCGAGGTATTGCTCCAGTAGACTATAGGAAGGTCCCCTGGTTTTCACCCAGGATGGCGCGGGTTCGAATCCCGTCTGGAGTACGCTTTCTGACGGCAAGGAGTACGAATGACATTTAATGCCTACAAGTACAAGATTGGCCAGTCAGTCAAGGTCAACTTGCGTGGTGACTCTCACCATGGTAAGGTTGGCCGCATCAAAGCTCAGCATCACGGACGTAACGTAGTCGAGTTTCCTAACGACGACAAGCGTGATTTCTTGGACACTGAGCTGAAAAGAGCATAACAACACCAACTACTTGACCAAGATTTTACTCATTTTAGTAAAATCCAGGTCACTATAACTGATATGATGGGTCCTGTAAGACAATATCGTCTAAGATAGGACCCATCATGGCTTTTACCTATGCACTGGAGCGCGTATCTGCGATCTCCGTAAATGACCAGGTTGCTGGCTGGGTAGCAGACGGAAAGAACTCCCGTGTGTTCCCTGAGCCAAAGACCGGTGGTGCTACATACCCAAGTACAGTGAAGAGCATTGTCAAGGCTGCTACTCCTCCTGGAGCCACAGACGCAGACGTGCTGTACACTGTCTACCTGAATGACGCCAACTACAACAACCTGCCAGTTCAGTTCACCGCGAACGGAAACACTGACTGGGTTATCACGGTTACAGGTACTGCGTAAGCTTGACGCCAACCACAGGGCGTGATACTGTGGTATTGCCGCCTTAGCTTCAATTGGCAGAGCAACGCTCTTGTAAAGCGTAGGTTGTCGGTTCGAATCCGACAGGCGGCTCTTTGCCCTTGTAGTTCAATGGAAGAACAACTCCTTCGTACGGAGTAGGTCTGGGTTCGATTCCTAGTAGGGGCTCGTGACGCGATGACATAGCGCGGGCGTTTGCACTAGTCCGGGTTGGCCTCCGGGATAGACCACGAAAGGGCTTGACAGCCTGGCGAACTAAGAATACTATGTCACTTGCCGCCTTAACTCAGCAGGTAGAGTACTTCCTTGGTAAGGAAGAAGTCGTGGGTTCAAGTCCCACAGGTGGCTCTGGACGGGTCCTATATGGTGCTGTCCTATGCTCCGGTAGCCCAAAGGAAGAGGCGGCAGATTCAAGTCCTGCACAGTGTCGGTTCGAATCCGACTCGGAGTACTTGCACGAAAGAGAAGGAACTGCTATAGTGTTCCTACTTGCTCCAGTGGCCCAATTGGTAGAGGCACTAGTCTTAGGAACTAGGTGTTGTCAGTTCGAATCTGACCTGGAGTACGCTGTAACCTACAAAGAGGAGGAAACACTGTGGAAGCCTTTTTGATTCAGTTACTGATCTGGGCTGGACCGCTTGGTATCTTCGGAGCGTTCATCTGGTTCATGGTTGCTAAGAAGGGCTGGACTTGGCCAGTGGTCATTACGTCCATGATCTTTGCACTTCTCGTAGCCTCCGCAGTACCTGATCTTCCACAAGCTGTGAATGATGGCATCACTGGTGTGGTGACAGCATTCACTGATGACAAGTAGCACGTCGCCCTTCGGGGCTATAGGGGTATAGCACAATTGGTAGTGCATCCGCCTCCAAAGCGGAAGGTTGTGGGTTCGAGTCCTACTGCCCCTGCTCTGATCTCCCAAGTTCAAAGGGTAGCCCCCCTCTTGCTTGACATGTGCTCTAGTTCGCTGCTAGACTTACGGCATGTTGTGGAGACGGACTACAGTTTAGGACTGTGCGTAGACCTAGCGTCAACTAGTGAGGCGCATCCCCAGGCTTGACAAGCCGTCAAGGATGCTTTAGACTGTAGGCAACACCTTGTAACACACCTTACTCCTTGTGAGTAAGGTTTATTCCCTCATAGCTCAATTGGCAGAGCAGACGGCTGTTAACCGTCAGGTTCCTGGTTCGAGTCCAGGTGGGGGAGCTTGTGTCGATGCGTAGGACTGAGTTACTTCGGTAAATTAGTGGTTCGAATCCATTCGCTAGCGTAAAACCTAGTTAGGCCCTCCCTCTGAAGGAGGGTATTCAAACTCACTCCGGTCTTTCTAGACACTTTAAACTTGACAGCGATGCGTAGTTGAGAGATACTTCATAGGGAAAACGCCGGGTCGGGGGTTCGAATCCTCCTCCGTGGACTCGTCTACGGGTAGCTCAGTGGGTAGAGCAGGCGTCATAAAAAGCACTTTCAGCGTCCTTTTCTAGCTGTCACAAGATTTGTGCCGATGCGCAGACAACGGGTTACTTCATTCACCATTCAAAGAATATGGGCGGAAGCCCAGTCTCCTGTGTCGCTCTTTCTAGGCGCTTAACAATTTAACAAGCATTCCCGATGCGCAGCCAGTACGGTTACTTCAATTCAATTGGTGAAATCACAAGAACCGTGGGCGACTATTTCTAGGGTCTAAGCTTGAGTTCCGATGCGTAGTTGCGGGGATACTTCTAATTTCCTGCTAAGAAAAAGTTACGGGTTCGAGTCCCGTTGCGTCCACTCTTGGGCGTATGGTGTAATTGGCAACACTAAAGAAACCACGCCTCACGACGCCTTTTCTAGGAACTCACACACTTGACCCCAGAGTTGACAAGCAAGTCAGCCTGGGGTATTCTTTTCACATCGAACGTACCACGACAAGTAGGAGGAAATGATGGCAAAGTTCAACCAGGCTAGCAAGACCCGTAAGGGTGTGCAGTCTCCAATCAAGTCAACCACTCAGGTGGGTCTGACTGGCAATGGCGCTCTCGGATATGTCCGCACGGAGAAGTCTGAGCTGTTCCTTTTGGCTGTCAGCAACTTCGTTGGCAAGGACACGTTCTACGAGAACGCCAAGAACCGTGACGACCGCTTCGTCAAGCTGTCTCAGTCCGTGGCTATTCAGGACCCCAAGTGGTTCCTGGGCTTCATCGGCTGGCTGCGTAACGACGCGTTCATGCGCTCTGGCGCTGTCGTAGCGGCTGTGGAAGGTGCCAAGGCACTTCACGACGCTGGTAACGGCTCTGGCTACGCTGTGAGCTACGGGTACCCCCGTGCTATCGTAGCGGCTGCTCAGGCCCGTGCAGACGAGCCTGGAGAGGTTCTGGCTTACTACCAGTCCAAGTACGGGAAGAACTTCCCCGCATTCCTGAAGAAGGGCGTGGCGGATGGTGCTCGTAAGCTGTACAACGAGTACTCTCTTCTGAAGTACGACACGGAGTCCAAGGGCTTCCGTTTCGCGGATGTTCTTCAGCTTACGCACGCGAAGGCTGTTGACGCGAAGCAGAATGCTCTGTTCTCCCACGCTCTGGATCGTCGCTACGGAAACGTCAATGGCATTCCGGAGGAGCTGGTTATGATCCACAAGCGTGCTCTTCTCATGAACGAGTTCGATCCTCAGGAGCGTCGTGCTCTCGTGACCTCTGGTCGTGTGGGCGTGACCTTCAAGGAGGCTGGAATGACGTGGGAGGCGCTTGCAGGATGGCTTCAGGGTCCTATGGACGCTAAGGCTTGGGAGTCCATCATCCCTTCAATGGGACACATGGCACTGCTGCGTAACATCCGCAACTTCCTTCAGGCTGGGGTGTCTCAGGGTGTCCTTCGGGACGTGCTGAATCGCATCTCTGACCCGGCTCAGGTTGCGAAGGGTAAGCAGTTCCCGTTCCGCTACCTTGCGGCGTACCAGGCGAACCGTAACAACCTCCGTGTTGCTGCGGCTCTGGAAGACGCTCTTCAGGCATCCCTGGCCAACGTGCCTAGCCTGTCTGGAAAGACTCTGATCCTGGTAGACCGTTCTGGTTCTATGTTCTGGTCCAACGACCGTAACATGGACTTGTCATTCGCTGACCAGGCTGCTATCTTCGGTTCTGCGCTTGCGCTTCGTGCCGAGGATGCTACGCTGGTTCAGTTCGGTTCCAACTCCTCTGAGGTTCGCTTCCGTGGGGATGACTCCGTTCTGAAGATGCTGGACAAGTTCAATGACCTTGGCGGAACCAACACTGCTGCGGCTCTGCGTCGACACTTGACATCTGAGCACGACCGTGTCATTATCGTCACAGACGAGCAGTACAGTGGCCAGGCTCCTTCCGAGGTTGTGCCGAAGAACATTCCGCTGTACACTTGGAACCTCAACGGTTACAAGGTCGGAGATATCTCCGGTGACAGCAAGCGTCACACCTTCGGTGGTCTGACTGACAAGGCATTCGTTCAGATCCCTCTCATTGAGGCGGGTCAGCAGGCGAAGTGGCCTTGGGAGGTCTAAGTGCGTTGGTGGTGTAACATCTGCAAGCACTGGGTAACCACCTCCAAGAGGCGTTGCCCAGACTGCGGGTCACCACGACCGTAGCTTGACAAGCGAGATTGGTTCCTGTAATATGGAACATGTCGCTGAGGACCGACAGTAACTGTCCTCACAATGGGCCTGTAGCTCCAACGGTAGAGCAACTGCCTTGCAAGCAGAAGGTTGGGGGTTCGAATCCCCCCAGGTCCACTAGCGGTACGGGAACGCACACCTGGCGAGGTGCCCGCCGCTAGCCTTTTCCTCTCAATTAGAGAGGTCAAGCTCCGGTAGCTCAGTTGGCAGAGCAGCGGGCTCTTAACCCGCGTGTCCTCGGTTCAAGTCCGAGTCGGAGTACAAACTGGGAAGCGACGGTTTCCTAGCGAGAGTGGCTGAAGAAAACGCTATGCAGAACGGCGTAGAAAGCACATTCGGCAGAAGAAATATACGTAATGCCCAACGGCAAGTGCTGAGGGATTGACGAGCTGGTTTAGCGACTGGTGAATCTGCGGCTTAGCGGCCTAACGAATGGTATGGAGGAATTACACGGACCCAAGGGCTGCCCTCCATTGCAGGTGGAACCCTGCCTCTCACCCATCTTTTTGATCCATTAGCTCAATTGGCAGAGCGGCGGACTTTTAATCCGATTGTTCAGGGTTCGAGTCCCTGATGGATCACTCCCAGGTCACATCTTTCGGGGTGTGGCCTTTTTGCGTGTACAATCGTATTCGACAGACCTCTTTATCGAATGCAGGTGAAACAATGGTTAGACTTCCTACAGAGGATGGGGACTCTGGAGTTTGGGACACACTCCTAAATGACTTCCTCCTAGTAGAGCACAACAACGACGGTACGCTAAAGAGCGTCGTTCGTCCTGGACAAATCACAGGGCTCTACACAAAGCCTTCTGGTGGTATCCCATATGCGGACCTGGACAGTAACGTCCAGACAGCACTGGACTCCAACACCCTTTCTCGTGTCTTCATCGACGTGAAGAGCAAGGGAGCCAAGGGAGACGGTACTACTAACGACTCCGCTGCTATCCAGCAGGCCATTACAGACTCCGTTACTACTGGAGTTCCTGTATACCTTTCCCCAGGTACGTACAAGATTAATGCTGCTCTTTCTATTTCCCAGCCAATTACCATTGTGGGTGCGGGAAGAGGAAAGGCAATTCTAAAGGCTGCTAATGGCCTTAACGACTACATCATCAAGTTCTCTGGTGGAGCTGCTGGTGTGGGTATTGTCGGTGCTCGTTTCGCTGACTTCACGGTTGACGGAAACATGGGACAGCAGACCTCTGGTGGAGGAATCCTCGCAGACGGAGCTGTACAGTGTTCCTTCGAGCGTGTCCACTTCACAGCATGCTACAACTGGGGACTGAAGCTAGGACCGGTCACTGGTGGCGGAACAGGTCACCACAACATGGTGTACCGTTGCCTGTTTGACACTGGAGCCACTTCTGGTGGAATCGGTGGAGGACTATGGGTAACCACCTCTGACGAGAACTGGGTACTGGCTTCCGACTTTGAGTTCCTAGGTGGTGCTACAAATCCTGGTACAGAAACCGCTCCAGCGGCCATCTGGCAGCAGGACGGACTAGCGTTCATCCAGAACTGCAACTTCGTCCAGGGAGGCCACAACTGCCGTGGTGTAGTTGCTCGTGACAGCTCTCGTGGACGTATCCACGGTTGCATGTTCGACGGAGTCACCGGACACAACGTATTCATCGTTGGTGACGGCTGGACCATCACAGGTAACACCTTCACGGACATTGGAAATACCACTGCCTCTGCTGCTATGGTGGGTATCTACCTGGAGTTCGGAGCCAACGCCAACGTCGTTGCGAACAACTCCTTGACAACAGGTGGCACTGTAGGTAAGACTGCTTCCCTGATTAAGACAGTAGCGGATGGCGGAGGTGGTGGAAACATCATCGCCAACAACGCTCTGATTCAGGACACAGCGCCTACAGTCGGCATGGTTGACATTGCCGGAACTGGTGATATCGTTGCGGGCAACACAGGCATTCCTCAGTTCATCCCCAACACCACGGGAACTCCAGCGACAGTAGCTGGTGGAGGAACCCTATACGTAGAAGCTGGAGCCTTGAAGTTCAAGGGCTCTGGTGGTACTGTGACTACGTTGGGACCTGCGTAACATGAGACAGCCCCTACCAGGAGACATCGGACTTACGCAGATCAAGGGAATTGTCGGATGGATTGTTCGTCTGCTACAGTTCCTCAACGGTGATTTCGCCAAGCCTACTCACGTCTACGTGGTGCTTGACGATGAAACAGTATTCGAAGCACAGCCTGGAGGGGCAGTCATCACTCCCCTGTCTGAGTATGACAACCGCTGGAAAGTCTATGTGGATGTCGACTTGACACCAGAGCAGCGCTACCGTATCGTACGACGTGCCAGAACGTACAAGGGCATCGGGTACAACTGGACAACGTACTTCTACCTAGCTGCGTATCGTCTGCATATCAGACCACAGTGGTTGAAGGACAGAGTTCAGAACGACAAGCGCATGATCTGTTCTCAGGCTGCTGACAAGATTTATGCAGACGAGGGCGTGCACTTGTTCAACGATGGCAGAATGCCTTATGATCTGTCACCAGGTGACCTTGGACGACTACCAACATGGAGTCCGGACGGGGTTGCGTGAAGCAAAAGAACGTAGTACAGTACCAGTCATCAGGGCACGGAAGCACAAACATTCAGTGTCTTGGTGACTTGACATTCGGAACACTACAAGTAGGAGGAGACAGTATGACCATCAGCATGCGCAAGGACCAGGTTGAGACCTTCACGGCGGACGAGCTTCGTGCGGGTGTGGGTTGGATTGCCCCGAAGACCAAGGTCAAGAAGGCGTTCGGCTTCAAGATCGGTGGCGGTACTGAGAAGGAGGTTGACCTTGACCTCGTGACCGTTGCTGAGGACGAGGACTTCGACCCTGTCCGTGTCTGCTGGTACAAGAACGAGGATGCGTTCGAGGATGGTAACCTGACCTCTGATGGTGACAACACCACGGGTAAGGGCAAGGGTGACGACGAGACTCACCGTGCGAAGCTGCGTAAGCTTCCTGCGTACGTCACGCGTCTGACCTTCCTTGTCACTGCCTTCAAGGAGGGTGTGTCTTTCCAGGACATTGAGGGTGCTGACCTCAACATCTACGACAACGAGACTGGGGCCAAGCTGTTCTCCATTCCCGTCAAGCTGAACTCTCGTGCCAACGCCATTGCGGTTGCTACGGCTACCCGTCAGGCGGACGGCTCGTGGAGCATTCGCAACCTCAATGAGTACGGCTCCATCAGCGGTACTCGTGATGGTCTGTTCGACTTCGTCAAGCAGGTCAACAACCGCTGATGAAGCGGGACGCGTTGCCGAGAGGGATAAAGCCTTGCTCGGACTCTGAGCCCCACGCTAAGCACAGGTGGGGCGACGAGAACATGCACATGTGGATCTGTCCTGGCAAGAAGCCTTGACATGATCAAAGGCTCCTGCTAACATAGAGGAATCACGTGAAGGACCGGGTACCCGTAAATACACCCGATCTGGATAGACTAGAGAGAAAGCGAGGGGATACAATACTCTCTAGTCACTTGCACCCGTAGCTCAATGGATTAGAGCGCCTGACTACGGATCAGGAGGTTGGGGGTTCGAATCCCTCCGGGTGTGCGGGGTAATCCTAAATTCAATGACTAGTGCTCCCCAAATAGCTGAAGACATTGACGCTGTTGGCAGACAGAGATAAAAACACTGCCACTAAGCACTACACAGGAGGTTACTTTGTCTCGCACATACAAAGATCGTCCGCACTGGGTTCGTCGTAACGATCCCACGACTGAGAAGTACGCCTCTCACGACCACCTGATTACGTGTCGTGAGAAGGTAGGCGAAGAGCCTGTCATGAGGCGTGCACTATCCAAGGACGGTTGGCACTGGGAAGATGAGGTCTGGTACACTCGTCCTCTCTTCAAGCGTTGGACTGAGAAGGTTCCTTGTACGCTCCACGTTCCGGAAGAAGGTCCCTCCAACCACTGGAGAAAGACCTACAACCGTACCAACGAGGAGAAGCGCAACAACAAGAACTGTTTCTTCAACCTTGAGTACTACCCTGGTGGTCCGAGTGGTAAGGTCTTCAAGCGCTTGACTCATGGAGCCGAACGCAGTAAGATTCGTCAGCAGTTGCAGGTAGCCTTGAACACCCACTCACACTGGTGGGACGATGGCGAATGGGACGACGTTGACATTCACAATGACTCCAAGTACGCTAGTCGTGGTTGGTGGGACTGGTAAGCTTTACGGGGCGCAAGCCCCTCTGCCCTTGTAGCTCAATGGATAGAGCAACTGACTTCTAATCAGTAGGTTGCAGGTTCGAGTCCTGCCAGGGGTACGCACGAAAGGAGGAGACATCATGGCATTCAAGTACCAAGTAGGCGACAATGTGTACTATCGAGCCAAGAAGTACGCAGTCCAATTCCGTGACAAGAAGGGTGTACGCGATCCCAATGAGAACGTATACTACTTGACGAACGGACCTATGGTCAAAGAATCTGAACTGAAGAAGGCTTGAGATGAGACTTCCCAACTACATCAGTCGTAAGTCCTGGAAGCCCAATGATCGTGTTAGAGTAGCGGTCGGAGAGCACAAGGGAAAGCTTGGGACTGTTCAGATTCGAGCGGAACAGGGTAACTATCTGGTTCTGCTTGATGGAGAGACACGAGCAAGGAAGTTCCTCAAGGGAGCACTTGACCCCGCGTAGCACTTGGTGTAAGCTAAGTACAACGAAGGAGGGAAGTTGCCGAGAGGTCATCAAGAAACACAGAGGGTACCTGGAATGTCTCGTAAGGCTCCAGACCCTGTGAGATGCGCCAGGGGTGGTAAGCACACTCCAAGCACTCACGAGAAGAAAGTAGACGGACAGCACGTTAAGTACGTGATCTGTACGAAGTGTCATATGATTCCATAGGAGTGCAAGTGGCGAATAGCTACAAGGTTGGTCAGAAGGTCAAGGTTACACGCGGCCACTACAAGGGTCGTCCGGGTGTTATTCGTACAGTAGAGGGTGGCGGCAATTACTGCATGGTCACACTCACTGACACACCAGGACCGAACGACGTGAGTATCAACAACATGACATGGGATGACATGCAAAAGCGATAAAGTACAACGCGCCCGAAAGGGCGTTATGCCCTCGTAGCTCAGTGGGAGAGCGGCTGTCTTACAAACAGCGGGTCGGGAGTTCAATTCTCTCCGGGGGCACCATGGCGCGGTAGCTTAACTGGAAAGAGCGCCCCGTGAGGTCCACAGCCGATACTAGTCAAGTCTGTGAGAGTACTGATCATACTCGTGTACTGATGGGGAAGGTCCGGGTTCGAATCCCGGCTGCGGCAGCACTTTGGGTCTGGAAGGTTTCGACGTTGGCGAAAGCCGCACGCGGAGCACCAGCGGACCTGGGTTCGATTCCCAGCAGATCCACGGCCGGTTATGCAGGAATTACCCCGTACCTGCGTGCCTAACGGTTAAAGGCCCGGCGCTTGCGGTCTCAACCTAAATCCTAAAGGCCAGGAGTTCGCCTGCAAAGCGAATGGTATCCGGTTCGATTCCGGGGGATCGCTCTTATGGAGAATTGCCAGAGAGGCCGATTGGGACTGCCTGCTAAGCAGTTGGGTGTAAAAGCCCCACGAGTTCGAATCTCGTATTCTCCGCTTTATGGAAGGTAAGCGAACGGTTAGCAGCCGCATTGGAAGTGCGGTAAGGGTCTAAAGCCCGAGCGGGTTCGATTCCCGCACCTTCCGCTCTGGCAGTGCAACCCTATGTGGTCTGCCTTTTATCGCGGCCTGGCCTAACGCCAGATGCACCGATACTAAAACAAAATCAGTAGGGCACAATGGAGGATCTAACATCGGTGGCGTGGAAGCGTCTTGAAAACGCTACGGTGTAAAAGCCGTGGGGGTTCGAATCCCTCATCCTCCGCTGGGGGCGTAGCTCAGCAGGTAAGAGCATTCGACTGATAATCGAAAGGTCGTGGGTTCAAGTCCCACCGTCCCTACTTTGTAATTTGGTCTATATAGGAGAGCAATGGCAGAGGTAAAGGCAGTAGACGTAACCAATTTCCAGACTGAGGTCATGGAAAGCGAGAAGACAGTTATCGTTGACTTCTGGGCTACGTGGTGTGGTCCTTGCCGTCAGGTGGCTCCTGTGCTAGACTCCATTGCAGATGAGCACGAGGAACTGTCTGTGGTCAAGATTGACATTGACGCCAATCCTCAGATTGCTCAGATGTACGGTGTGATGAGTGTTCCAACCTTGATGGTCTTCAAGGGCGGAGAAGTCGTCAAGACTGTACTTGGTGCCAAGCCGAAGCGAGTACTTGAAAGAGAGCTACTGGCTGGGCTATAATGGCCATGGTGGTCGTAGTGTAGTGGTAACACTGGGGATTGTGGCTCCCCCATCGCGGGTTCGAACCCCGTCGATCACCCTATGGGAAAACACGGTAAATCAGATGATGGCATGAAGGAAGACAAGTTCTGCGACAAGTGTGGAGAACGTAACGGTCCTACCGCCAAGTTCTGTCATAACTGTGGCAAGGAACTTCCTAAGAAACGAGGGGGTACCGCAAGAGTCGTTCCCAGAGGAAAGCACAAGAAGAAGTAGATCAACCGAGGTTCTGCGGTTCGCCTCCTGGTGAGAGTCCAGAAAAATACCGCCTCGCGTGTGTAAAGCGTAATTGGCAGCGTCCCTGACTGTAAATCAGGTCCTTCGGGTCTGGGGGTTCAAGTCCCTCCGCACGCACGTTTTCACCTATATATCAACCACTGAACCCCTGTCAGGCAGTAGCTTGACGGGGGTTCCTTAGTTGTGTAGGCTATGCCCATGACTGACGCACTAGGAATCATCATTTGCCCCACAACGTGCTGGGGATGTAAGTTCGATTACCACAACGAGACTCCGCATCCTTGGTGGGACTCGGAGGATGAGGAATGGGCACGAGAGCAAGGGAAGCCCTTGCCAACTGGGTACTGCGGATGCTACTGTTCTCGAAACGCCGTTAAGGCACTAAAGGAGGAGGAAACCAATGAAGATTCATGAGCTGCTGGACGTGTGGAAGCTCAAGGACATGCTTGACCAGGGTTACGTGCGCTACGGTACTCACAAGGAGTTCCCGGAGCTGCGTATCTTTGAGTACACGGCAAAGGCCATGTTCGACCGCGAGTGGAACGACGTGACGATGAAGACCCGTGGTCTGATCGTCAACTGGAGCACCAAGGAAGTTCTGGCGCGACCGTTCGACAAGTTCTTCAACTACGGTGAGCCTTCTCAGCTTGACCAGGTACGCCTTGACCTGAACGATGAGGTTGAGGTCTACGACAAGATGGACGGCTCTCTGGGCATCCTCTATCGTCGTCCTGATGGTCATATCGCTATCGCTACGAAGGGCTCGTTCCACTCGGAGCAGGCGGACTGGGCAACCAAGGAGATCCGGAAGTACATGACGACTCACTTCGATCCGGAGGAGACGACATGGCTGTTCGAGATCATCTATCCTGAGAACCGTATCGTCGTGACGTACGACTTCTCTGGGCTGGTTCTCCTTGGCGCTCGTGACATCGAGAGTGGCGATGAGTTCTTCCCTGAGGACTTGCTGGAGTGGAAGGGTCGTAAGGCTACCCGCTTCAAGTATTCTACGCTCAGGGAGGCGCTGGAGGCTCCGCCTCGTAAGAACGCTGAGGGCTTCGTGGTCTTCCTTCCGGAGTTCGATGTACGGGTCAAGATCAAGCAGGAGGACTACCTCAAGCTCCACAAGACGGTATTCTCCTTCGGTCCGCAGTACATCTACGACCGTATGGACCAGGGCATGTCTGAGGAAGAGATTCTGGCTGGGCTGCCTGACGAGTTCCATGAGGAAGCGCTGTCTCTCATGGCTAGCTTCCTGGTGAAGCACATGGGCATTCGTGCCAACGTGCTGCTGAACTACCACGACATCTACAAGGACGGCATGACCAAGAAGGAGTTCGCGCTTCTGGCCAAGGAACGTCCGCACACTCAGTTCCTGTTCTCGCTGTTCGACAAGCAGCCTGATCACGCTGAGCGAATCTGGAAGACCCTGAACCCTGCATATGTCAAGATGCGCGAGAAGAAGGCTTCCAAGAAGCGTTAACGGACAGTAACCTTTGCTAGGTACAAATACCTAGCAAAGGTGCTATCCTATCTACATAAATAGCACTAGTCTCCTTGCGCAGCATTCGTGACACGAATTCGAAGAAGATCCGGAAGTATATGGGTCTGGGCTATTTTCTCGTGTAACAACTAGCCCCGAATTGAGTCGCAGATGACGAATCCAATTGATACAGGTCCAGCCTCGGGGACTTGGGCGTGGGCAATTCAGAGGGAGATTGATAACCTTCAGAAGACCATGGAATCACGCTATTCTGAGCTATCTCAGCGTATCGACCGTGTTGTCAGTGGTACCGAGTACAATGCTGACAAGAGGGCTCAGGAACAGCAGCACACTGCCCTGCTTGACAGAATCGGCTCCATTGACAAGGATGTCGAAATCTTCAAGCGTGACTTCTCTGATCGACTGGAAGTCCTCCGCAAGGACCATGATGCGGATATTGACAAGGTCGGTCTCCTTCTGGATACTGAGAAGAAGACCCGTGAGGCTGATCGTAAGGAAGACAGACAGGCCATTGAGGATACGGCCAATGCACAGATTGAGAAGAAGAGATGGCTCATTGCAGCCGTCATGATTCCCATTGCTATTGCATTGATTCCGCTGCTTCAGATGGTCTTGAAGTAAGAACTGGACAACGTGGGCTCCGTAGTATAGACTCTCTGTACTACGGAGTTTTCGTGTAAAGAGACGTATAGAGAAAGGGAAGGCATGAAGATTGACACACTGGAGAAGCTTCAGATTACCGCCGCTGTCAACCAGAAGGTTTTCGACGTACTGAACGACACGACGGTTGGCCGTAAGAAGGCTGCTGAGGTTATCACCAGGCTTGCAGGTACTCACGTGAGTGAGAAGCTTGTGCGCACGTACCGAGAGCGCAACCAGCAGCCTGTGATGCCTCGTCCATCTGGTCCTGCTGTACCTCAGTACGCTATCCACATTGAGGACCCTGATGTTTACGCTGCGGCGTATGCTGCTTCTGATGCCATGGCAGGCAATCACGAGGATCGTCTAAGCCGTTACACGCCTAACACCCATGTGGGACCTGTCACAGCAAACGACGTTATGAAGGATGTTCCTCGTAAGCGGAACGTAGCCAAGACAAGCCGTACCATCGTCATCATGCCTGATGTTCAGGCACCACTGCATGACGAGAAGCTGGTTGACAAGTTCGTTCAATTCCTGGCAGACTACGAGCCTGACGAGCTTGCTCAGGTCGGAGACTTCACTGACTCCACTGAGATCAGCCGTTGGGTACGCGGCAAGAAGGGTGAGTTTGCTGGAGACCTTCAGTTCGGTCTGAACTCTGGTAAGCGCATCCTGGAGAAGATCCGAGACGTGACAGACGTGCGTTTCCGTATCGTCCGCTCGAACCACGACGACAGGCTTGAGCTGTACATCGCTGGTTGTGCTCCTGGTCTGGAAGGACTGGACGCACTGACCATTGAGAACCTTGCGGGGTTCAATGAGTTTGATGTAGAGTTCATCCGCGATGAGGTTGTGGAACTGACTCCTGAGGCGCGCGATCCTTGGATCATGTGTCACGGTGATGAAGGCTCCCTCAACAGCATTGCCGGACGTACTGCCTTCAACTTGGCAAAGAACAAGTTCGGTGCTAACGTGGTCTGCGGACACACGCACCGTGCAGGTCTTACCAGCGAATCCTACGGCTACAACGGTCAGATCCGTGACACTCGTCACGGTATGGAGGTTGGCCACTTCATGGATCTCACGAAGGCGGACTACCTGAAGAAGAAGGGTGTGGCTGCTAACTGGCAGCAGTCCTTCGGTATTCTTCACGTCCACGGTTCCAAGGTCTACCCACAGCTCGTGACGGTAGACTACGATGGCAACTTCAGCGTAGAGGGGAAACTGTATTAGTGCCCAGAAAACTGAAGCCTTGTAAGGGCTGCGGTGGGCCTAAGCCAAAGGGTTCGGGCATTCTGTATTGTAAGGAATGCTCGGCTCTTTGTCCCACACATGGTGTCGTAAGACACAGGCCATCAAAGCCTGATTCTTGCAAGGACTGTGTGGCCGCTTACATGCGCGTCTGGCTTAGTGCTGATCCGTCACGGGTGACAAAGAATGCACGTCGTGTACGCGCTAAGCAGTACGGTATTACAGTTGCGGAGCTGGAAATGTATGAAGCAGTGGATGAGTGTGAGATTTGTGGTCCCACTGAATCGCGTTTGTGTATTGATCATGACCACGATAGCGGTAAGATTCGTGGCGTGATTTGCAACAACTGTAATGTATCGCTGGGGCACGCAGGAGATGATCCTAAGAAATTGAGAGCCCTAGCCGACTACTTGGAGACAAAACAGGAGGAGCTTTACTAAATGACTTACCGAGGTTTCAGCGTTCTGTACATGAACGACTACAACCCCATGAAAGCTCTCAAGGAGTTCCATGACACCTTCGCTCCTGACCAGCGTACGGACGATCCGGAAGTAAAGATCGATCGGCGTATGGAACTGATCAGGGAGGAATACCATGAGGTGATGGATGCCCTGTCTTTCCTGGACAGGACTGAGTACAATGAGACCTCTTACACCACAGAAGAGGCCATGGTGGAGGTTGCCTCTGAGTTGGCTGACCTTCTGTACGTGGTGTATGGTACTGCGGAGGAGTTCGGTATTCCGCTGGACAAGGTCTTCATTGCTATCCACCAGGCCAACATGCGCAAGGTGTGGGATGATGGGACAGTACACCGTAATGGCTACGGCAAGGTGATCAAGCCTCCGAACCATCAGAAGGCTGACATCAGGAAGGTGCTGTATGGAGAACTGGACGAAGCCGAAGCAGGAGGAGGAGACTCCACCTCACATTCTGGCTTGGCAGAGTGAGACTGCGCATCTGGGATATGGTACGCAGTACCAGCAAGAAGTCCCAATGCACGTAGACATCTGCTACTTCATTGATGGAAAGCATTACCCTGGGGAATTGTGTCCCCATGGACAAGAGGAATACCCAGTAGGGTGGACCGTATAAGAAAGTAGCCTTTCCCTACCTGTATGATTACAGGTAGGGATTCGCTATTTAAGGAGATGAAATGGCACGAAGAAAAGCGGGCAGTCGTGCTGGGGCTGCATGGGACGCCACGTTCCTGGGGTCCAACTCCTATGGTCCCAACACACCTGTCCCTAGACAGCCCGCAGTGGGCAATGAGAGCGTCCAGGAAGCTCGTAGGCTATCTAACGTCAACGCTGCTTTCCGAACCCCTCAGGACGTCATCAAAGCCCGTGCAGGAGACGATACAGAGCTTCTGCCCTACCAGCCCACCCCTACTATCAATCCAGGACGACCGCGTACACTGGCAGCCGGTTACGATGAGAACTCCATGACACTACGTGTGAAGTTTCGTGACGGACCTATGTATGGCTACTACAACGTACCTCCATCTGTGTGGTATCGTTTCCAGCGCGCTCAGAGTCCTGGTCGCTTCATCAACACGACACTGAACCGCTACCCATACAGTCAGGAAATGGATCTAGGACCCGAAGGATACTAAATGGCAATCAAGCAGGAGACCCACGATATCTGGGGGACTTCGCTTTTCTGGGGCACTATTCGGCTTCGTAAAGGAACGGAGCTTTACCATGCGTACCCTACCCATGAAATCGACCCGCCGTATCGCTGGGCGGTTTCCCACATCATCCGCTTCCCGTTCACCACGTTCGGTCTCACGTTCGGCAGGTGGCACACAGCTACGCGTACAGAAGAAGAAGCGATCCTCGCAGGACTCGCGGGACGAGTCGTAGAGGACACGGAAGAACAGGAGAAGGTAAAGCAGAAAGCACGAGAGATCGTGGCTATGAGTTCGAGTTCTCTTGACGAAGAATGGCTGATTACAGATATCCTGGGGTTGAATGAGAATGCTCTGGTCACGACAGACACCAAGTGAAAGCAAGACATACCGCAAGGCTAAGAGGAGACTGGAGACAGTACCCTCCGAGGAAATCCTTCGCTATGTGGATAATACCCATAGCGCGTTGGGACAGACAGTAGCCCAAACGAGAAAGAGCCTCAACGGCTCTAAGTCCGATGAGGCTCTGGCTCTCTTGCAGGAATTGGATACAGGCGCTGATACCATCAGAGCTGCGGTCTCCGTTCTCCTAAGCCGTAACGAAAAAGTAACAGTATAGTAGGAACAGTCCCACAGCCACGATAAGCGCTACGATCTTGATTAGCGCTACGACCGCATCGGCTGTGGGACTGTTGTTTACCCATCTTCCGAAGCGTGTGTGGTTGTCCAGGTAGCTTCCTACGACTGCGCCTGTAAAGGCTGCGGCTGCTGTAGAAATGAACTCTTCTCCTGCGTGCTCGTTGCGTGTGTAGATTTCCGGGATCTCGGGATTCATGATTGCCTCCTTTCGCTCTGAACATATCACGTATTCGTGAGATGTCAAGTAGAATAGGTATGACTACATTCGTGACTTACCTGGAGAACTAGATGACTACTGCTGTTGACGTTGAAGAGGAGATGAGTCCCGAAGAGCTTGAAGCGGCGGAAAAGACCAAGGTAGAGCTTGACCCGCATTCCCAGGAATTCGTGGACGCTCTCGTGGAACGTATGCTGAAGTTTACGGACGCATTGTCCGGACACCCTCTTCACCCTTATCAGAGACCTTTTGCTGCACGCATTATCGAATCAATGATCATTAAAGATGGTGCGACCATTACTGCTCTCTTTTCCCGTCAGTCGGGAAAGACTGAGACAGTAGCCAATACCATTGGCGCAATCATGATTATGTTTCCTCGCCTCGCCAAGATTGAGCCGTACAGCGAATGGCTTGAGGACTACAAGGAAGGCGTATGGGTAGGAGCCTTCGCCCCCGTTGACGACATGGCCAAGACGCTGTTCTCCCGTATCGTCTCTGTGCTGACCTCTGAGAGAGCTAAGGAGATCCTGCTGGACCCTGCCATTGACGAGAGAGTCAACGGGCGCGGTTCTGAGGTCAAGCTGGAGAAGTGTGGCTCTCTGGTCCGTAGACAGACTGCTCACCCCCGAGCCAACATTGAGGGTAAGACCTATCACATCTGTCTTCTTGACGAGTCTCAGGTAGCCGACCAGAAGGTTGTGGACAAGTCCATCAGTCCTATGCTGGCTTCCACAAACGGAACCTTCGTCATGACGGGAACGCCTTCCTACGAGAAGGGTGTCTTCTACCGAGACATTCAGGAGAACAAGAGACAGGGTCTCCGTCGTGGTGCTCGTACGAACCACTACCAGGCTGACTACAAGGAAGTCGGTAAGTGGAACAAGAACTATGAGAAGGCTGTTGCCCGAGACATGCTGAAGATGGGCTATGACTCGGATGAGTTCAAGCTCTCTTACCGTCTGATGTGGCTGCTGGAACAGGGAATGTTCACCACTGAGGAACGCCTTATGGAGCTTGGCGACAAGTCCATGGAGACAGTCAAGGCTTACTACGAAACCCCTATCGTCATTGGTATCGACCCCGCGCGTAAGGTGGACAGTACCATTGTCACTGCTGTATTCGTGGACTGGAATAGACCTGACGAATACGGATACTACAATTGCCGAATTCTGAATTGGCTCGATTTGCAAGGACAGGATTGGGAAACGCAGTATCATAGGATTGTGGAGTTCGTTTCCAAGTACAATGTCCACGCCATTGGTGTTGACGTTGGAGGAATGGGAGACATCTTCATCTCCAGACTTCGTGTACTGCTGCCTCATATCGAGATTATCGACGTATCGTCTCAGAGACCTCAGCAGTCCGAGCGATGGAAGTACCTGCGAGAGATGCTGGACAGAGGCAAGCTAGGTTGGCCTGCTCACGCAAAGGCTCGTCAGCTCCGTACATACAGACATTTCATTCAGCAGATGTCTGATCTTCAGGTGAAGTTTGAAGGACCGTACATGCTTGCCGAGGCACCAAAGGAAACCAATGCTCACGACGACTATGCCGATTCTTTGGCTATCGCTCTGAGCGTTATCCAAGATAGCGTTGTGGAGCCTATGACGGTTGGAAACAATCCTTTCTACGACCGCAGACGCTAATTCAAGTATCATTGACCGTAGACCGGTCTGAGTAAAGGAAAACACAATGGCATTTTACACACCAGGTCCAGACAGAGACCTTGCGCCTAATCCGTCTACTCCGGAGAAGTTCTCTCCTACGTACGAGATGAAGGCTGCTTCCAACCCTACCCGTCGTGGTCCTCTCCGTTTTGAGGAGGGTGTAGCCACTGACACCGACGTGCCTAGCGACTTCGTTACAGGAGCTATGAGCGGCTACCAGACTGCTCCAGGTCGTCCGAACCACAACGCCAACGTATGGCACAAGCCAGCAGCGGAGACACTGCGCGCACGTGCTCACGTGGGCTCTGCGGCATGGATTGACGCTCCTACCCACGTTGCTGAGTTCTCTGGTGGGGTAGACGTGAACGCTAACTCTGCACGTCGTTATGAGCAGGTTACCCGTGGCTCTGGTCTGGGACAGAAGTACTTCCGTCAGAATCCTGCGGTAGTAACCGACTAATCGAAAGGGGAGGCAATGGAAAGAGAAGACATTACCAATAGAGCGACATTCCATCCGGTTAAGCCCGGACAGGCAGAGCTTTACGAAGAGAACCGTAAGCGTGCCTTGGAATATGCACTATGGATCAATGATGTGGCTCCTGACAGCCGAGAGAAGTCTCTGGCTATCGGGGCGTTGCTAGATGACGTGGTGTTCCAAACGAATGCCGCTATTGCGAGACATTCCTAAGGAGACAACATGAGCGTTGTAGATGAGCTACGTGAGCGTCTGGAAACAGTTCGCGAGAAGGCAGCAGGAGAGCTTGGAGAGGTTGCCCAGAAGGTGCAGGAAGCCTTTGAGAAGCTTGTAGAGGACGACGGAGTAGCCGATGAGGTTACTGAGCGCGTCGCAGGTGTACTGAAGGGTGCTGCTGAGAAGCTAGACGTTGTAGCCGACAAGGTATCTGGTCTGTTCGAGGACAAGCCAGAGGCACCTCAAGTACCAGCAGAGTAATCCCCTTCTAAAGAATCGGAAGTAAGAAATGGCAGTTAAGACAGGAAACGGTACGCTTACTGCGTCTACCGTTGCTACGGAGACCCTAACCGGTTGGGCACCGTATGTAGCTATCAGCATCAGCTCCTCAGTTGCAGGTGTGGCCAACGTTACCGTTGGAAACTCTTCTGTGGCTAACCCAGTAGTTGGCGCAGACGACACATACGTAGTTACTTCCGGTACTACACTCGTTGTACGTAACCCAATCGGACGTGCGGGACTCCAGACAGTAGACTCCACATACACCCAGATCACGAACCCTACTCAGGTTTCTACGACTGTGAAGCTGATTTCCGCTGCTGCACTTGTGTACAGCGTTCAGCTAGTCAATGATCCAGGTGGCAACGTAGTAGTCAACTAATCATCGCTAACGGGCGGGGGAATACGTTCCCTCGCCCTTAGCCTGTCCCAAGGAGTTCCTATGGCACAGAGAGCCCAGTCCGGAACCCTGGTGGCTGACACAGTAACCACAGTCAAGTTTCCTCAGTACTTCTGGAACCTTGTTGTGGTCAATAGAAGCACCAACCAGGAAATCTGGGTACGTACTGACGGAGAAGATCCGGAAGTAGGAGGGGATGACTGCTTCCCCGTTCTGCCACTATCACAGCAAGCCTTTTCCAATGGAGCCCTTTCACAGGAGCCGGTAGTACGCACAGGCGGAGGAACGATGGTAAGTATCATCTCCTCAGGCACTCCTGCGTATACCGTATGGGCTGCTTCTTAATGTGGTAAAGTATCATTAACAACTTACGAGCCCCTAATTTGGTGAACTAGAGAATCGGACCCTTAATGTCAGCAATCAATTTCTACTCTCCTTCTATGAGAGCAGCAGCATCAGACCTAGCCATTGCGATTTCGCCGCTAGGTCTAGTTGAGTTGTCTGACGAAGAATTCGAAATGCACGGGCCACGCCTGAACCGCTATGCAGAGTATTGGGCTTGGTACCTAGGTCATCACTGGGGAGTCCGTAAGGAGTTCGGAGATGCACAGCTTACGTTCAACTACATCCGTGCATTCTCCGATTACATCAATAACTTCTGCTTCTCTCGTGGTATCTCATTCAACGTGGCGAGAGAGTATGAGCACATCACCCCTGCTCTGCTGAAGCGCATCTGGCAGAACGACAACAACATGAAGACAGTTCTGTGGGAGATGGGTCAGCAGGGAGGAGTGTCAGGAGACACCTTCATCAAGGTGGCCTATGAGCCAGCGTGGACTGATGAAGCTGGTGTCGTTCACGAAGGACGCGTTCGTATCCTTCCACTCAATTCCGCTTACTGCTTCCCTACTTGGCACCCGCACGACAGAGACAGAATGCTTGAGTTCAAACTCAAGTATCGTTTCTGGGGAACCAATACTGAGGGAACCAGAAGTGTTTACACCTACACCGAGTTGATCCGTGCTGACGTTATTCGTGAATATGTCAACGATGAGCTTATTGATGAGCGCCCCAATGTCCTCGGTGAGATTCCTATTGTCCACATCCCTAATGCTCCTGCTTCCGGTTCCCCTTGGGGACTGTCAGATGTGCAGGACGTTATTTCTCTGAATCGCCAGTACAATGAAACTGCGACAGACATTGTGGATATCGTCAATTACCACGCAGCACCTATCACCGTAGTTATCGGTGCGAAGCCTTCTCAGCTTGAGAAGGGTGCTAACCGTGTATGGTCCATCGGTAACAAGGATGTCAAGGTAGAGAACCTTCAGAGCAACGTGGATCTCCAGTACTCCATTGAGGTGCTGACCATGCTGAAGACTGCCATGCACGAGATGACAGGTGTTCCTGAGTCTGCTCTAGGACAGTCTCAGCCGATTTCCAACACATCAGGTGTTGCCCTTTCTATCCAGTTCCAGCCTCTTATGCAAAAGTTTGAGCTAAAGAAGCTACAATATGGAAAGGGACTGAAGAAGATTAATGAATTGGCTCTGCGCACGCTCTTTATCTTTGAGCCTGCGACAACCCTGTATAATCCTCTTACAGAGGGTATTCAGCAACCAGATCAGGTTGACTTCGCTGATCCTTCTGACCCACTGGTTTACGTTACAGACATTGATTGGCCTTCACCACTTCCGGTGGACAAGCTGATCAAGCTGAACGAAATCCAGGGAATGATGGCTATGAGTCTTGAAAGCCGTCGTGGTGCGCTCAAGGAACTGGGAGAGCAATTCCCAGATGAGAAGCTTCGTGAAATCTTTGACGAGCTTGTTGATGATGCTAACCGTGATGGTGCGCTAAGAATGATTAAGGCGCAGATCGATTCGGCTATCCAGGAATTGACTGGACTGCTACCGCAGCCTGACGGATCGCTGGCACCACCAGCACCTGTCCAGACGGATGCGGAAGGGAAGCCACTGCCTACGCAAGGTGGTGGACCTCGTGCAGTGAACCTGAGCGAGGATGTACGAGAGCTTGATGGTATCGGCGCGATGAAGGCAATGCAGAGCCTTGTATCGCAGGCATACGGAACCAAGCTAGGAGTACGACAGATCCCTACCGATGACGACAACTAAGTACGCATACACGTCAGCTATTCGTGTCACTAATTCGTAGAACTTCACGCTAAACCTAAGGAGACAAAATGTCTACACCAGTACCAGGCACATTCCAGCAGAACCCAAACCCAAATGGTCCAGGCTCTGATCCGGCAATTGGGGATCAGAACCCAAATCCAAATGCAAACACTGTCCCTTCTCCTGCGGCATTCCAGCACGGAGCAAGTGGTGAGCAGATGTTCACCGCTGCGCAGCTAGAAGCCGCTCGCAAGCAGGAGAAGGACAAGCTCTACGCTCAGATCCAAGGACTACAGGAAGAGCAGCGAAAGGCTAGCGAGGCTCTAGCTGCTATCCAGAAGGCCAAGGACGACGAGCTAGCCGCTGTACAGGCAGCCGAGGCACAGAAGGCTGAGGAAGCCCGTAAGAAGGCAGAGGAAGAGATGAGCGCAAAGGCTCTGCTTGAGCAGAAGCTTGCTGAGACTACACAGACTTGGCAGCAGAAGTTCGAGCAGATGGAAGCAGAGCGCGCTCAGGAAAAGGCTCTCCTTGAGAAGGAGCGTGAGTACCAGGCGCTGGTCAGCTACCGTAACGACGCTATTGCGGCTGCGGGAGACGACATTGCTCCTCAGTTCTTCGACTTCATTCAGGGAGACACAAAGGAGCAGATCGACGCGGGTATTGCCCGTGCCAAGGCTGCTACCGAGTCTATTGCGCAGCAATTCCAGGCTGCACAGCAGACACAACTATCTCAGATGCGAGGAGTTTCCACAGCAGGATACGCACCCGTTGGTCCTATGGAGAACAACCCAGGTCAGCAGACAGTATCCCCTGAGCAGCTAGCAGGAATGTCAATGGCGGAGTACGCACAGTTCCGCAACAAGACTGGCGTAGGTGCTGCGGAATCCAGAAGTAATCGTGGGCTATTCGGTTAATGCCCGAGCCCCATTCATAGACGATAAGGACTAACTATGGCCTCAGCAATTACGGGTACACCGAATCTAGCCGGAACCCCTACTGCTTATGCTGGTGCGAATTCTAACCTTTCCCCAGCTATTCAGACGCTATGGAGCAAGGAAATTTTGTTCCAGGCAATGCCGATTTTGCGTTTTGAGCAATTCGCGGTAAAGAAGACCGAACTGGGTGTTACGCCCGGTTTGACCATTAACTTCATGCGCTACAACAACCTGGGACAGGCTACTCAGCTTGTTGAGGGTATCCGCCTTCAGACCAACCCGCTGACTGCTAGCCAGTTCAGCATCACGGTTGCTGAGCAGGGATACGCTGTGGCCGTTTCCGAGCTGCTTTTGAACGCCTCCTTCGATGACGTAATGGCATCTGCCTCTCGTCTCCTAGGACGTAACATGGCTACATACCTGGACGTGTCCGCTCGTGACACCCTTCTTCAGGCTTCTTCCGAGATTTACGGTTACCAGAAGGACAACGGCGCTCTGAACAACCAGGTTTACTACAACCCTGGAACCAAGGGAACAAGCCGTGCATCCCTGACAGGTGACTTCTACCTGACATCTCAGACTGTATACGACGCAGTCGAGACACTGGCGACAAAGAACGTTCCGAGACTAGGTGAGACCTATGTCTGCTTCGTCCACCCTCACCAGTCCCGTTGGCTGCGTAACGACCCTCAGTTCATTGAGATGACCAAGTACGCTGCTCCGGGTAACTTCATGATGGGAGAAATCGGACGTTTGAACGATGTCGTCTTCATCGAGACAACTCAGGTCAGACGTACACCAAACGGTGCAGGTGCTGGTTACACCGCTGACACCGCTGGAGTAGGAAACGGATCTGCTGACCGTTACGACGCTATCTTCATTGGAGACAACGCATTCGGTCACGCTATTTCCCTTCCAGTAGAACTACGCGATGGCGGAATTCTCGACTTCGGTAGAGAGCACGCCCTAGCTTGGTACGCTATCTGGGGACTTGGACTGATTACTGACATTTCTGTAGTAACAGCCGCTACCAACTAATCTGTCCCCCTTGTCCGTTTCGGACATTGGCCCTCCCTAGTGCCCCTACTGGGGAGGGCTTCCTTTATTTCACGAGACACTAAACAGGAGAACCTAATGGCTACAGCACGTAAGCGTTCCGGAGACTTCACCGGACAGCAGACAGAAAAGCTTCAGGCAGAACATGCAGAGACGCTAAAGCAGCGCGCTCAAGAGATTTCCCTTATGGCTGAGGTTGAGGCAGAAGAGAATGCCAAGCCAGTTGACTACACCAAGGGTCCTACGCCTCGTCCAGAGCAGGATCTGGAAGTAGCAGAAGAGGTAGAGCTGAGAGAGCCTACCCGCACGATCATTCCAAACACTAACCTGGAGTCCGTAACCTTCGGAGCCGGTAATCACTACACCTTTGAAGAGGGACGCAAGTATGTCGTTCCTCGTGAGCTAGCTGATCACCTGAGTTCCAAGGGACTTCTCTGGGAAGCCCGCTACTAAGGAGTAAGTCATGGCTATCGTCCGCCCACCAGTACCCGATAACGCTCCTCCTGTAGGAAGCGAGTGGTATTGTCAGAAGACTGGTGGGTGGCCTGGCTGGTGGAAGCAGACTTGTCGACCAGGTTCTCTGATCGTAGTGACTGACCATGTATGGGTCAGCAATCAATGGAAAATTCGATTCAACGTAATCTCGAATTCCCTGGTAATCACGCAAGGCTGTATCGAAACCATTGCCAACTTCTATGCGTTCTTCGGAACTCAGAAGGTTCTGGCAGCCGTGTTGGCATATCATGGTGGAGGCTATTGTGACCTCCGCCGCTTGCAACAGGTTATCCAAGGCCACGGAAGAGCAATGGGAAAGGGACTGGCAGTGCAGCCTCTTCAGCTACACGTACTTTCCGCTAAAGGCGGGGGCACCAGTTCTATCCAAAGACTTCAACCTTACCGACTTTCTTAGGAGGGGTCCAGCTTATGTCTGGAACTTTTACTGACACAGCAGACAGAGCGGTCCTTAGCTGGTTGGCGGGAGAATCCCTGCCTTCCGGATGGGCTCCGCCTACTGACACTTATCTGGCGCTGCTTACGGCAGACCCAAGAGTTCTACCTATTCCACCAGGTGGTGACACTCCCGAGTACACCAATGATCCTGGTATCGATGACTTCTCAGAAGTATCCGCTACTGGCTATTCTCGTCAGCTAGTAGCCTGGGCTCCCGCTCAGACCAACGCAGGAAACCCTTCCAGTATCTCCAACTCGGCTCAGATTACCTTCGGGCCATTCACGGACAGCGCTGGAATGGGAGCGGCTACTACTCACGGCGCTCTCGTGACAGTAGCTTCCGGTACTGCTGGAAACGTCATTATGGTGTGGCAATGGGATAACCCAGTTGCCGCAGGTCAGAATGAATCCATCATCGTGCCTACGGGCGCATTGACTATGACACTCCAGTAAGAGGTGTAATCATGGCAGTACAAATGGCCGATGTCATCAAGAGAGTGCGTATCGAATTGGGAGATACAGGAGCACCTTTCTCTGATTCATTTCTTGGCACAGGCACGCTGACCATGTACGACCTTACGGAGTTCAACGTCTGGGATGTATCTGCTACATGGATCAAGGATCAAATGCCTGTTCCTCTGGTAGCAGATACTGACTACAGCCTCAACACACAGGAGGGGAGAATCTATCTTCTTCCCCCTGTTGGTGTTTTGCCGCAAGGCGACAGGCTGATTGTCACCGGAAAGTCCGGAGGACTATTCTCGGATGACGAGCTGGAAATGTTCGTCAACGATGCTGTCCTTCAGCACACAAAGGGCCGTGAGACTGTAGAGCGTTACCGCTCCACAGAAGGCTTCATCCGCTACCTAGAGACTCCCATCACCCTGGATAACCTTCCTGCGGTGGAGGGAGTCCTAGTTGCGCTCAGAGCCACTGTAGAAGCCCTCTGGGCGCTTGCTACAGACGCTTCCACGGACATTGACATCTCCAGTGCGGACGGGACCACTGTGCCCCGTACACAGCGCTACAGACAGCTTCGTCAGCAGATCGACGGACTGACTGAGAGATACAACGATTTGTGTGCTCAGCTAAACGTTGGACTGAACCGTATGGAAGTCGGAAAGCTGCGCCGTGTATCCCGTATGACAGGTCGTCTGGTTCCTGTATTCGCTTCCCGCGAGTACGACGACTACGACTTGCCACGCAGAGAGATCACTCCTGTGGACGTTCACAACGAGGACGACTCCGGAGTTCAGTCTCCTGCCTTCGGGGGATGGTGGGGTATCTAGATGAGCCGTATTGGATGGGGTGCTGGTCGTTTCAACGTCGACTTCGAAACCCAGGAAATCTATAAGGGCTTGCGAGACTGGCAGAGACAAACAGGAGACCAGGCGGAGTACTTCCGATTCGCTTATGAGCAGTCGGGTAAGGACCCTGTATATGGTGAGGCAACGGGTCAGGGAAGAGTATTCTTCGGCCCGTTGCTCATCCCAGCTCTGCACGTCGTACACACTGAGTCTGCTGTGGAAGAGATGCCAGAAGGTTTCACCTACCACGACCGTATTCACGTCACATGTTCTTACGACATGCTAAAGCGTGTGGGTCTTTCCAAGATGGATATTCAAACGCAGAACTATCTCAAGGACAGAGTCGTCTACGACAACAAGGTGTTCCGCGTGTACAACGTCCAGATCCTTGGACAGATTCAGCAGAAAGACATCATTGTCACATTCGACGGAGTCCAGCTAAAGCCTGAGGACATGGTCAATGATTCTCAGTTTGCGCAGTACTCGGACATCGCAGAAGCACGTCCTCTGGACTACGCAAAGAAGCCTGTGAACGACCGTATGCGAAACAGACAACTGAATCAGGTGACACCGTATCTTCATGGTCCAGAACCTCAATGAAGATACAATGGAGGTAATTACATTTAGTTAGGAATGAGGTTTGAAATGGCGATTACGCTCCCTGTCAGCGGACAGACAAACTGGGACGTACCACTGAACGCCGCATTGACTGATCTCGATGGGGATGTCACCGCTATCAACAACGTCATTGACGCTGTACCAGGTCTGGAAACCCGTACTGCGGGAGAGACCTGGTACCGTCTGGTAGCTGCTTCCAATGCCACAGCCAATGTAAAGGCCAAGGCGGATTACGTTTGCACAGGTACGAATGACCAAGTACAGATTCAGGCGGCAGTAGATGCCGCTCGTACAGAGGGTGGAGGTGTTGTCAAGCTGTCTTCCGGTAGCTTCAACACCTCTGCTCCTATCACGCTGCATCCTACAGTGACACTACAGGGTCAGCATGGGGATCAAATCTTCAACCCTAATCAGCTAACTGTAGGCTCTTACATCAAGCCACAGAATCCATTCTCTGGTGGAGCTGCTATTGTTCTTCTCGGACAATTGGCAGGAGGCTATTCCAACAAGAGCGCAGAGCAGAGAATCTTTAACCTTACGATTGACGGTTCTAACTCTGCCGCTGCTGTTCACGGAATTCAGGCAAGCGACTACATTCACGGAGTTGTTCTTCGTGACGTATGTGTAAAGCAGGTTACTGGTAAGGGAATCTACACCTTCACAGAGAATGGTGCTCAGCCTTTCTCCTGGACCTTCAACCGTGTTGTCGTTGACAACGCGAACGACGTGGGTATCCACTTGATCAACCACAGTGACTGCACCATGGTTGACGTGATCTCCATTGGGTCTGGGGGCAACAACTACATCCTGTCCAACATGCCGAACTCTCGCCTGGTAGGATGCCGCGCCGAATGGTCAGATAACCACGGGTTCTACATCACCGGTAACTACGGAACTGGTCAGGGATCTGGTGGACTGGTCATGGCAGGCTGCTCTACCGACCGTAATGGATTCAACGGTATCTTCATTGACGCTACAGGAAATGCTCCTATCGTCCTTGAGGGAATGATGATCCGTCGTGACGGTAGAAACAACAATGCGGGTGGTGGAGGTTACGCCGGAATCAATGTGACTGCGGCTACTGCGCCAATCCTTATTGGAGACGCGTCTGTATACCCAGGTGTGGACGATGACGGTACAGGAGTCAACTCTCCTCAGTACGGTCTTTCTGTGTCCACCAGCACACTGGTTCAGTACGACAATGTATATCTGCACGCGAATACTGCGGGACTCTTTGATGGTGGTGGAAACACTTACCTTCGTGGAGGAGCCAACGTAACGCTAGCCTCTGGCGCAACCAACGCTCCTGTCCGTACCTTCGGTGGTCTGTCTGGATTCCTTCAGACGACTGGTGGAACCATGACAGGAACCATCAACAACACTGGAGCTTCTGCGGCAGCAGTGTTGTATGGTGCCTTGGTAACTGGTGATGTCTTTGATCGTTTCCGTATTTCCGCAGACGGTAAGGTGGAGTGGGGATCAGGTACTGCCTCAAGAGACGTGAACATTACTCGTCCTTCCGCAGGACAGGTTCGTGTGACTCCAGCAGCCAATGCTTCCAACTCCACTTCTGTGGGTGGCGCGTTGAACGTAACCAACACTCCTTCCACTGGTGCGGGAATTGTTGTCTACTCAGCACAGGCAGCGCCTACTGGTCACTTGATTGTGGCTAGAGCAGACAACGCTTCGTTCAACCAGCAGGCAGTCTTTGTGGACTACGTGGGTACTTCTCACGCGGTAACCATCAACCACAAGGGAACAGGTCTGGCATCTTCGGCTCTCAACCTTTCTTCTACCAATACTCAGCACTCCGCTTTGGGAATTGGAGGAGTAGAGACTGATCGTGGAACTGTAAAGATCACGCACACTGGTACAGGAACAGACGCGAATGCCGCAGCCATCTCTATCGATCTGGCAGGATCTGGTACCGCTGCTCAGGGTATCTTCGTGACCTCCACATCAGGTGGAACTACAGGACCCCTCCTGCACCTGCGTAATGGGGGCACAGGGGCTCTCGTAGAAGTCACAGCGGCTGGAGCACTCAAGTTCGGTTCTGGTACGGGAGCGACCGATTCACAGATCACGCGTACGGGTGCTAATGCTCTTACTACTGCGGGCAACTTCACTGTGGGTGGTTACCTTGCTGTGAATGCGGGACAGTCTGATGGTCAGTGGAATCTGTGGTCTGGAACAAAGAACGTTCTGAACATCGGCTCTGCTGGTGGAGGTATCGCTATCGCTGAAGGTGCCAACGCGAGAATGGGTGTAGCCACTCTCGTTGCTGGAACCGTGACAGTTGCCAACACATCTGTTACTGCGAATTCCCGTATCTTCCTGACTTCTCAGGTTGATGGTGGAACTCCAGGCTGGCTGAGAGTAAGTGCGAGAACTGCTGCGACGAGCTTCACCATTACGTCAAGCAGTGCTACTGACACATCAACCGTTGCCTACCTCATCGTAGAGCCAGCATAAGGAGAATCATGGCGATTACTTTGCCTACCCCAGGGCAACCGAATTGGGACACGCCTCTGAATGATGCTCTGTTTGAATTGCAGCAGGACATCACAGATGGTGCGAATACCTTTGTATCACGAGTAGAAGCAGACAACACATACGCCAGAGTAAACGACTCTCGTATTTCCAACTCTCTTCAGAAGGCAGACAACCTAGCAGCCGTACAGTCAAAGTCGGCAGCACGAGTCAATCTCGGATTGGGAAACTCTGCTACACGAGACGTGGGAACCACCAGCGGTACCGTAGCGGACGGAGGAGCACTTCCTACACACGTTGTGGCTGCTGACCCTCACGGGGACCGTGCATGGGCTACTGGACAGTTCCTTCCCGTTACGGGAGGAGTTCTGTCTGGTGCCCTGGAAATCGGTACCGGTGGACTTACTCTGCAATCTGGTGGTCTGACAATCACCAGTGGAAACATCACGCATACGGGTAACGTAGCGCGTACAGGTGACACTTCCCAGACAGGAAAGGTTGCCACTTACGGATTCTCTACCCTGTCTCCAGGCTTTACCGCAACGGTAGGAGGAGACGCACAGGATCGTTGGCGTCTAATGGCGTCCGGTCTTATGGAGTGGGGAAGCGGTGCGCTTACCCGAGACGTAAACCTTTATCGAGCCAATGCCGATATTCTCGCTACTGATGACGACTTCGCCATCAATGTAGCTGGAAAGGGATTGAAGGTAAAGGAAGGTTCGAATGCGAAAATGGGTACCGCAACTTTGGTTGCTGGAGCTGCTACAGTAAATACGTCGGTAGTAACTGCTACCAGCCGTATTTTCCTGACAGTACAGACAGCCGGGGGTACGCAGGGTCACCTACGTATCAGCGCACGTACCGCAGGAACATCGTTTACCATCACATCGACATCGGCCACAGAGACTTCTACTGTCGCTTGGCTAATCGTAGAACCTGCATAGGAGTAAAGCATGGCAGTTATTGTGCCCGCAATTGGGCAGCTACTTTGGGGTGAGCCCCTAAACAATGCTCTGCTTGGTCTTGATGCAGCTATTCAGGGAAAGGTCGGCACTGCTGAATTCGCTAATCTAACAGCACAGGTCGCAGCTATTCAGGTCCAGGCATCCAATGCCCAGACCACAGCCAATCAGGCTTTGACGGTTGCGAACAATGTTCCTGGAACGATTACGGTCAGCGGTGTCGCTCCCGCTTCTCCTACCACGGGAAAGTACTGGGACAACGGAGCTAACCTGTACCGCTACAACGGTACGTCCTGGCAGCCTCCTAACTTCATCCGTCCAACGGTTACGGTACAGGCGGGCTTCCCAGCTATTGGTAGCGTTGTGGCAGGAACTTGGACTGACTTCACATCAGGTCAGTTCGCTCCCATTACTGTGCAGGTTCCTCCTTCCGGAATGGTGAAGGTTACCATTGGAGCTGCTGTACGAAATACCGCATCGACAACCTCTACGGGATGGATTTCCTGGAGAGCTTCTGGTGCTGTAACTATGGGAAGCCCTCACGAGAACAGAGGAGTGAGCTGTTATGGAGGACGTACGTACGCGTCTCGTGCCTTTGTCATCACAGGAATGACCCCAGGTCTGAACCTGACTATCACACCTCAGTACTGGTTCTCTTCAGTAGGTGCCTCCACAACAGTTACCGGAGCTACAGACGGACAGCTCATCGTAGAACCAATTCCTCTATAAGGAGACTGCATGTTCATCTTCAATGAGGACAGAGCCATGCAGAAGAAAATGGAAGGTCTTGTTGTTCCGGAGAGGGATGACGCTCCAGACCTTGGCCTTCCAGTTTCTATTCTGTGGCTAAACAACGATATCGAATTGAATAATCTGACCTTCCCATCTATCGTCATTTCCAATAAGGGAATCGCAAGAGACCCTGAAAGAGAATCAAGAGGATGGGTTCAGCTTCCTTATGCCCCAGAAGGGTTTAAGAAGTGGGACAATTATCTTGAGGTACCGGAATCTCCATACTGGTCACAGGCTCCAATCCCGTATAATGTTGACTATCAGATTGAAGTCTTGGCGCGCACGAATGTACACGCAACATATCTTCGTGCGATTCTGGCTGGTCCGGATTACCTTCCAGCTCGTTTCGGATATCTGGAAATTCCAGAGGACGGAACAGTACGTCGCCTGGACCTGAACGCTGGTCCTACCGAGGTGGATACTCGTGATTCAGACGGTAAGCGACTATTCCACGCGGCATACGCTGTTAGAGTATCCACAGAGCTACTGCCTCAGCAGATTGAGGCATACCACAAGGTCCAGAGTGTTGAGACTGAGATTCGATACGATATCGCACAGACACCTGATCCGGGGTATGAATTCGGATAGCTAAAGGCAGCTCATGACACAAATTTCAGCTAGGAGATATCAATGACCTATCAGAGACCAGGTGTCTACATCAATACGTCTCTAACTCCGCTGACTCCTGGAGCCTCTACACCAGGACAGTCAACGGCAGCATTCGTAGGTGTGCACACTCAAGGGCCTACAGAGCCAACTCTTGTGACGAGTTGGACAGAGTTCACCAAGCTATTTGGTGGATTCGGAAACACGAAGAACTACCTGCCTTTCGCAGTTCACCAGTACTTCGCAAACAACGGAAACCAGTGCTACGTGGTCCGTGCATCAGCCTCTGACGCTGTGGCTGCTACGCAGACACTGAATGACCGTGACCTAGGTTCCGGAGCCATTGGAGAGCCACAGAACGTGGCTGCGGCTCCGTCTGGTGCTGTTTCCGGTACCACATCCGAGTACGGGTACATCGTTACCGCAATCAATGCTCAGGGTGAGACCACGGGAAGCGAAGAGGCTGTTGTAACGGCTGAGGCAACACTTACTCCAACAGACGCGGTAATCGTCACCTGGACTCCTGTAGCAGGAGCAACCGGATACCGCATCTACCGTCGTAACCTTCCTAACGGATACGGTGACGGAACCTATGGTGGAGGAACATACGGTGGAGCGCTTGAGGACTCCCTGATGCTGACCACAGTGACAGGACAGTCTACGGCTACCTTCACGGACGATGGTTCCTACACTCCAATGGGAGAGTTGCCTCCATTCAACACCACAGGAACTCCTAACCCGATCCTGAAGCTGACTTGTTCCGCTGTAGGTGTATGGGGTAACAACGTATATGTCGACATTACCGATGCCGTAACAGGTGCTGGTCGATTCGACCTTACAGTTCGCTACGGAGGAACTGGGGACGCGGATATCGTAGAGCGCTTCGTGGATATCACCATGAACCCTGCTGACAACCGCTACGCCATTTCCATGCTGAACTCTTCACAGCTAGGTTCCAAGTACATCAAGGCTCAGGCTCTGGGTACGTGGACCAACTGGGATGCCAACAAGACTCCTCAGTCTCAGAGTGCCGTAGCGCTTACTGGTGGTTCCGATGGTGTGGCTACTCCTAGCCTTCTTACTGCTGTACAGAGAATGTCCAACATTGAGTCCAACATCGATCTGAACCTTCCAGGTATTTACGACACTGGAGTTCTGAATCCGATTCTTAGCTGGACAATGCCTCGTGACAACTTCTTTGTTGTGGTTGATGTTCCGCCTGCTGTTATCGGCGCGGATGGTGCTACACCTTCTGAGTCCGCTACAGTTTCCCAGTACCTAGCCATGGTGACTGGTAACGGAAGACTGAGCACAACGGCTGCCTGTGCAGTCTACGGACCTTGGCTTCAAGTCTCTGATCCGCTGTCTTCCATTCCGGGTGCGACGCGTTTGCTTCCGCCTGGTGGTGGTGTTCTCGGACGCTTCAGCCAGACAGATGCGACAAGCGGTGTGCAGAAGGCTCCAGCGGGTGTGGACATTCCTCTCCAGAAGGTAGTAGGAACTGAGCTTCAGTTCCAGAACACTAACCTGGACCAGTTGAACACGAACCAGATCAACATTATCCGTACCGTTCCTGGCTATGGATTCTGCATTATGGGTGCACGTACACTGCTTCCTGACATGCCAAACAGATACGTTCCTATCCAGAGAACCCTGATGAACATTCGTCAGAGCCTCAAGGAGAACACTATCTTCGCGGTATTCGAGGACAATAACCCATCCCTATGGTCTCGTATCAGCGCGGTCGTTTCCCAGTACCTACAGGGAATCTGGCAGCAGGGAATGCTTACTGGAACCACGGCAGAGGAAGCGTTCTTCGTACAGTGTGACGACACGAACAACTCCCCTACAACAATTGCGGCCGGTGAAGTACACGTCAGAGTCGGTCTTGCGCTGAACAGCCCTGCCGAGTTCGTTGTTATCGACATCAACCAGATGTCCAGCTCTACTACGACGACAGCGTAAGGAAGATAAGACATGGCTACTACTAACGCAGCACCTATCGCGACTGCTACTCCGTCCATCGCTCACCTAGCCACGGACCCTCTACGTAATTTCAAGTTCAATGTCAACATCATGCACCCGAACCTTTCCGGGTTCGCGACACTGGGCTTTATGACCGTTTCGGGTCTGAACATCACAACTGAGGTTATTCCGTACCGTGAGGGCGGAATGAACACGACAACTCAGAAGATGCCCGGACAGTCCGATTTCGCACCTATCACCCTATCTCAGGGTGTTGCGGTGGGTAAGGGTCCTTTGTGGCAGTGGATGAAGCAACTGTTCACCGTTATGCAGGGAACAGGTTCCGGAACCCCTGGAAAGGACTTCCGTGCCACTGTGGACATCATGGTTCTTGACCACCCGGTTACTGGACCAAAGGTTCCGGTAAAGGCTATCTATCGCGTCTACAATGCGTGGCCAACGGCTATCGCATTCTCTGACCTGGACGCTGGAGCCAATGCTGTTCTTATGCAACAGGTGACATTGGCTCACGAAGGATTCGACCACAAGCTAGCTACCTCTATCGGTCTGAATGGTGTATCCTTCTAAGTAACACATAGGCGGCAATGATCTGGAGAATGAATCGTGGAATTTGAAGCACCACAATACACAATGACTTTTGACGATGACGAGGGCAAGGTAACCAAGGGAAACGAAGCTTCCCCTGAAGCCCTTAACTCGCTGACTCAGAAGGTTCTCAGTTCTGCTGCCCCTGCTCCTGAGATTGGTCCCGCCCCTGACACCTTCGTAAAGCTCCCTGCGGGCTTGGTGACAGAGGGCGGGATCGTCCGTGAGGCAGAGGTACAGGAGCTGACAGGAGAGCACGAGGAAGCCCTTGCCAAGGCACGTGCCAATAACAACCCAGGACGCTTTGTACAAGTACTGCTGTCCTCTGGCGTGGTCGCTCTTGGAGACGAGAAGCCGACTAACAAGACTTGGAATTCCCTGCTACAGGGAGACATCGACGCTCTTCTACTTGGTATCCGTAAGGCTACTTTCGGAAGTGACTTCGAGCTTGAGCAGGTGAGCTGCCCTAATTGCGGAGAGGTCAATGACCTCAAGATGGATCTCAATGACATTCCTATGAAGGAGCTTGATGATCCTGCTGAGCGTGAAGTTGACGTAGAGCTTCGTTTTGGTCGTAAGGCCAAGGTCACTTTCCCTACCGGAGAAGTGCAGAACGAAATCTTCAAGAACGCAGGATCGCTGACTGATCCTGAGTTGGTGACACTTCTGCTGTCTCGCTGCGTACTGGGCTTCTATGAGAAGGATGGTAGCTACCGTCCATCCAATGGAGCTACTGACGTAAAGAAGATGGGTAAGGTCGACCGTGACAAGCTGAACGTATTCATCTACGAGAACCAGCCTGGACCCCGCTATGACGAGGTAAAGGCCGCATGCCATGCGTGCGAGAGCGAGGTAGAAGTCCCGCTGAACGTGGGCATCCTGTTTCAGGAACTCTGATTATGAACTGGCTTATCAGGAATACGAACAACTGGTAGATGCTTATGGATGGTCTCTATTCGAATTGAAAAAGATGACTATTCGAGAAAGGCGACACTGGGTTAATCGTTATCTGTATCAGCTAGAGCAGCAATATCAGAGACAGCACCAGCAAAACAATTCAGCACAGACAATCATTGGGAATGCGATGGGTGGTGCGGTATCCTTCATGGGTAGAAGCCTAAGGTAAAATGTACTTAGGCATACCACAAGGAGACGCACATGACAACCCCGCCACCCAACAATAACGTTGGAAGCAGCCGTCTGCTGGGCACTGATGATGCCCAGCGGGCGGTTGATTCTTTGACGAGACAAGTCAATAACCTAGAACGCTCTGTCGCTAATGCGGCAAGGGCGTTTCAGTCATTGGCAAATGGCACCAACCGTGCGAACAGAGGTACCGGATCAGGTACCAACTGGAATGCGAATTCAAACTTCCCTGGTAACAACGGAGGAAGACAAGCAGGTGGAGGCGCACAGTTCTCCAACAATGGCACACTGAATGGACAAACTCCCAATGGTGGAGGTTGGCGTGGTGCTGCCGCTGTCATGATGGGCTCTGGCCGTGGAAACGGTAATGGTGGTGGTGCAGGAGTCACAGCCGCTATGGGTCGTCTTGGTGTGGCGGGTGCTATTGTCGGTGGTGTGGCTCGTGGTCTGGTTAACTATGGGAACCGCAACATGTCCTCCAATATGCAGATGGACATGTTCGGAAACTACGCGGCTCTTGCTGGTGGAATTCCTAACGGTGGATACCAGTCTGCGAACAACACAGCCATGCGTACGACATTTAACTACAACCGTATTGCTCTTGATGCCAACGACGCTGCACGTGGTGGCTACACAGCCTCATACGTATTCGGTGCTCCCCAGTTTGGTGGACGTGCTAACCAGGCGTATGTAAGTGGTACTCGTCAAGCAGCCGGGTTTGCCTTTGCCTCCCCAACCATTGGTTATGCGGGAGCAATGACTGCTGCTCAGCAGACATACTCCTCTCGTGCCTTCTACATGTCACAGGCTCTTGGACTTGCTCCGACCATTGGTAATGGCGGACGACAGAACTCTATGGGTAACATCGCTGCCTCTATGGTGGGACGTACATTCCAGGGACGTACTTCTGTTTCTCAGAAGGAACTGGACGCATCTCTTCGTCAGGGTGGCTCTCTTTCTACCAACCTTCAGTTCTATGGTCAGTCCATGGGATGGAACCAGACCACTATTCAGTCCTACGAGAACTACATTCGTGGAATGAATGCTGCGGCCAATAAGGGAATGGATCGACAGGAATACGATCGTCTTACTCAGATTGCAGCGACTGGAACTGGTGACGCGAAGAAGAACGCTCTCAACAAGTTGAAGGAGACCACAGGTCTCGGAGCTTCCATGTTCGAGAGACAGCGTGACTTGAACGCTACTCGTCTTACTCGTCAGGAAAGAATTCTTGAGCACCTAGCTCCTGCCTTTGAGAAGGCTACGGACATGGTGAACAAGTTCAGCCAGGCACTGACTGACTTCCTGGAGTCCACAGGACTGGACAACGCAATCGGTACTGCCTCCGGTTGGGCCACACCGTTCTCTAACGCCCTAGGAGGCTTCTCAGGGCTCGGAGGAGGGCTTCTGGGTGGTGGACTTGCTGCGCTCCTTATGAGGGGCGGAGGAGGCGGCCTAGGCGGTTTGGGAGGGCTGTTCGGACGCCTTGGTGGAATGTTCGGTGGAGGTGGTGGAGCTGCGGGTGGTGCAGCCCGTGGACTAGGCGGAATGCTTAACGCTACCCGAGGTGCTAACGGTGTATACAACATCACTTCCCTTGGATCTACCGCAGGTGGCGCAGGTGGAATGCTTAGCCGTCTCAGCCCTCTGCTAGGTCGTGCGGGTATTGCTGGTGCTGGATATACATTCTTCAAGAGCGTATTCGACGCAGGAGCCTACGCTGGTGATGCAAAGAACCAGAAGGAACACCCATTCCTTTCCAGATTGGCAGGCGTGTGGTCAGGTGCTCCTCACCTAGGCGGAATCATGCAGCCTGGTTCTATGGGAATGCTGGCATCTTTGACAGGTACTGCGGGGTCTATGTGGCCTGCTGCTAAGCGTCTTCTCGGATTTGACGGACGTGATGGTGGAGCTGGAGAAAGCAGTAAGTCCAAGAGCAAGAAGAAGTCCAAGAAGGGTGAAGCTGCACCTGGTGCTGGTGGCGCTACTGCGGCAGAAGTAATCAAGGCAGCCCAGCAGCAGATCGGTGATCCGTATGTCTGGGGTGGAACTGGTCCTGATGGCTGGGACTGCTCCGGTCTTATCCAGTGGGCGTACGCTCAGGCTGGTGTAAAGATCCCGCGTGTCAGCCAGGATCAGCAGAAGGTAGGAAAGGCTGTTGCTACTGATAAGGTGCAGCCTGGAGACCTTCTGTTCAATGGTTCTCCTGCTCACCACGTCGTTATGGCTATTGGTGGAGGAAAGATTATTGAAGCTCCTAAGCCTGGACAGACTGTTCGTATCCGTGGCTTCAAGCCTGGAGAATTCACCAACGCTCGTAGAATTCTTGGCAGCGTAGGAAGTATGGATGGAATTTCCTCAGACCCTACGGCAGACACCACACAGAATGAGCAAGGAAGTACTGTTGGTGGGAACATCGGTGGAGGCTACGGAGGTACCTCTGAGCTAGCCGCTATTATGCAGGCTCTCGGTGGAGGTACAGGCGCTGGAGCAATGCCTCTTTCTGCTAGCGCCACGTCCACTACAGGAGGCTCTGAAGGAGACTCAGGAACAAGCAGTGGTGCAGATAAGAACGCTCCTAAGAATGTAAAGGCTAACGTACAGCTCGGAAAGAAGATGGCTGCTGAGCGTGGCTGGACAGGAAAGCAGTGGGACGCTCTGTACGAACTGTGGATGCACGAGTCCGGATGGCGTCACTGGGCTGACAACCCAAGCTCTGATGCTTACGGAATTCCGCAGGCTATGTCTAACCTATATCCTGAGACCGGAACAAAGGCAT